CCGCTACGAATCACCCAATCAATATAGTGATCAGGATACAACGGATTAACATTGCTAACATAACTTCCGAATTTAACAAATGCGTTATAATACGGACTTTTTGCAAACTCGTCATATGTTTTATCGCCTTTGGCGTTTTGACTTAGTTTAAAGAACCGGTTGAAGGCATCGTAACCAATACGTACTGCCTTCTCGTCTTTTTGCAAGTGCCTACGCTTTTGTTCGCAGACATGTGTCACTAGCGTGCTTTCTTTGGTATATCCATGTCTGCAGTATTGACAAATATAAGGTTTTTTCGTATTCACTTTTAAGTTCAACATTAAAATAGGTCTTTAATTTCTTTGTCACTATACCCTAAATCTTTTGCTAGTTCTTTGAACTCTTTGAGCGTCATCAGTTCCGCCAACAGTTCAAGTTCGTCTTGTTTACGATTAGGGTATACCTGCAATAAGAAGTTTAAACCTTTTTTGTTACTAGAATTCTTTTTCTTTAATCCAATCCACTCATGAAAGAATATTTTTTGATTATTGTAGCTACACATGCATAGCAGTTGCCAAAGTAGCTTAGGATGCTTTTGTAACGTATTCCAGTGTTTATTAAAATACTCGTTTACAGTTAAAACAAAATGTTCTTGTATATCACGTGGCTGTCCCTTTACGTTACTAATATAACGGTTAAGGATGAACAGTTCGCTTTTAAGCGCCTTTTGATTTGTTTCATCAAGCTCATCCCATAGCGATCTTGCGCCAAGGTCAACTGCTACTAGTTTTTCTTTTAGTTCTACTTTAAATGTCATTGATCTTCCATTGGCAAAGTACCGTTACTGCATTTGCATTCGGCATTGGTAATTTCTTGAAGCATACGTTTTTCTTGTACCGTTAGTTTATCTTTATCAGTTCTACGTGGATTTCCACAAAGCATGCACCCTGGACGACCGCAATCCATTGCATGACGTTTTGCCAGTCGATGCGGTTGTTGAATAACTCGGTCATAACTGGTGTAACTACGTGATTTAGCAATTTTAACTTGCCGACACACTGCAGATTCCGATTTCAAAATACGTTTACTATGATTAAATTTATCAATGTCGTTGCTCATTTTGGATCATCCTTACTTAATCTATATATCATTATAGCACGGTTTAACGCATTCTGTAAAGTTACATTTTGTTCGGATTCTATCAGAACATCATTCCAGAGATTAAAATATCGATCAGTTAATGTTTTAAATGCGTCAGTATCGAAGCCTATCATTTTACGATCCGGTTTTCCAAACTCTCTGGCATACACTCTACCGTTAGCCCGTTCATAAACATAAACTTTGGGTTTATTTGGTGTAGTCATTCTAAAGTTCCCTTTATTTTTTCAATTAGAAAATACTTTTTTTCCAACCAGGTGTACTCGTATACAGGAGTCCCTGGACCGGTGTACATTTTAATTCCCAGATACGCTCTTTTAAACCATATTAACTTTCCAGAAGTACTACACCGATGTGGTAGCCACGCAAATGTATAACTCCAGGATGCAGGCATTATAGTAACTTGTCTAATTGAATGATTTCGTGCTGTCTGCTAATGTCTTTAACAAAATAGCAGCAGTTTGGTTTGGCCCCAATTTGTGTAGGAACAGCTAATAGATGGCCCGCTTTCATTTTAGGGAAATACCATTTTACATCGTTGTAGAAATTAATAATTTCAATCGGTCGAAAATCTAATTTAAAGCTGCTCATTGGGTTAAAGCATAATGCATTGAATCCCCTATCGTTTAGACTAGTTAATGGAAGAATTTCGATGTCGCAATTGCTTTGATTATCGCCAACTGCAATGGACCAATCCAGTGGCATTGTAACTTCATCATTGCCTATTTTAAGTACCATTGCTGGTGCATTAAAACTTTCTAAGAAAATCAGAGGCATGTAAAAGAAGTCAGGTTCTGCAGGATTACTATTGTCTAGTACTGCGAATCTCATATTATCGTCTACTTCTTCGGGTAAATTGTTTAAATCAAAGGAGAAATTGTCAATGTTTAATATTTGCATAATTGTTATTAAAGATGCCGTAATAATACAACATCTTTAAGAGATTGTCAATCAAGTTACCATTTTATCTTTTCTAGGGTGTAGTCGTATTTTGCATCTTTGTAGAACTTCTTACGTTCGGTTAAATGCTTTTTAGCATACTTGCAGGTCGATGTAATATCCCAAATGTCTACTTTGTCTTTGTCCTCTGCTTTTCGTATTCCTCGACCAATTGATTGTATGACTCTAACAAATGATTTACCTGGTTCCAGTAGCACCAGATTAAAAATGCGGGGTATGTTGATACCCACAGCGGCAACGCCATATGTGGCAATGATGATTTTGTTGTTTGCTGTTTTGATTTCATCGTATTCCTCTTTTCTGTCTTTAGTTTTAACTTCTCCTGATATAAAGACACTATCAGGTAATTCATTTACAAAGAACTTGCCCGTATCAATACGATTAACCAATACCAAGGTATTTCCTGTCTGGCTAATACTTTTTACTAAATCACTGATATATCTCATTCGATTTTCGTCAGTCACAAGATACTTACTTTCATCAGCATACGATTTAAATTCGGGTAAGTCAACCAGCTGCAAGATATTAACATGGCAGCTTGCTAGGACTCCTTTTTCCTGCAATTCATGTGCAGCCACTTTACCTACTACTGGGCCAATACTTGCAAAAATAGCCTCGTACTCAGCAGGGTCCTTGGGAACAGTCCCAGTTAACCCCCAGCGTATACATGAGTTATTCAAGTTTTGAGTCAATAGATTTCGTAGCACATCAGCCTTTGCCATATGTACTTCATCTACCATAACGCATGCAACACCATCTAGAAATTCTGCAAGTGTGAGAATGTCCTGTTCTTGATTTTTAGATTTTTTATCAAGGATATTCAAACTTTGCCAGGTAGCAATAGTATGAGTTTTATTTAAATCCTTACGGTCACCATAATAAACACCTACATCAAGCCCGCAATTAATAAAGTCTTCTTCAGTTTGTTCAACCAGACTTTTGTTAGGAACAATGGTGATGGTGCGTCCATAAGGTTCGCACAGTTTTGCTAACGTAGCCGTAGTAATGGTTTTACCAAAGCCCGTGGCAATCTCTTGTAAACACTGTGGATTTTCTAAGAACCGATTTACGACTTCAACCTGGTCGTCTCGCAAACGTATTGGTTGTCCGGCAAATCGATGCCCAGCTGGCCAGCAACTATCGCCCCAGAAGTCTTCAGTAATTTTTGGAAAGTTAATACTCACAGGATTTCGAAGATCCTCGATCTCTGCAACATCAATTCCGTTATTTTCAAGTATTTCAAGAATTCGAGGAAGCTGACTAAGATAGCCGTTACCTCCAAGACCAAAGAGGCTTACTGTGCCATCCCATCTGCCCAATCGGTAGGCGGGATGGTATTTTGCGTAGCCAACCTCATACTTAAACTCGTTGGCCAATTTTCGACGGATTTCTACTGGGAGACCATCAATCTTAATATTTACTTCGTCTCGAATAATAAGTTTACAGGAGTGCATGAACTTCTTTGTCTAAAGGTTGTGTGTTTGTGTGATATACTACAAGATCAACATCGCTGCAATATACCGATGATTTATTGGATCGAAAACTATTGGTAAAGCTAATTACAGTTTTCGGTTTCCAATGATTCTTTATCATAAATTTTGGTAATTTATTATTGGATATGCCGGCAATAATAGTGCTGTCTCCTAAGTTTTTGTTATACCCACGTTCAGCAATTGCATGGTTAAAATTTTGAATATCCGACGATTTATCATGCCTAAAGTATATCCCAACATCACCGGTTAATCCGCATGTTTTTATAGCGGCTTCTATCATCAACAGGACATTGGTATCTTTTTCAGGGCTGTGTCCTTCAAAAATTATTAGAGCCGGGAACCTATTAAGTTGGTGTAATGATTTGGCCAGGTCTTCAAATGAGACATGCTGTGGATTCACGTACACTTTTCTACTAGTTCGATATGCCAACTTTGAAGTCAAGGAATCATCGACAGATGACTTAGAAACGTCGTACTGATACCGAATTTTTCGATCATGTAGCAGTAATAGATTATTGTCATCAATCTCGCCCACGTCTTCCATAACTACAGTTTTTAGTTTTTGAGAACTAGTGGTAAAAATTTCAAAAGGTGTGGTTACCGTCTTTCTAATCTCTTCAATCTCTTGATAAAGAGTTAGAATTTTTTCGTCTATTTCAAAATCATCTTTCAAAAACGTACTAACAATTACCCTAACGTTATTTTCGTTAAGATAAATCACATACTTTGATCCTTTAGTTGTAAGCACACCCTCCAGGTTTGGAGAAACCTTTCCGAGTTTCTCCCTGAGCCGAGTATTAAAATTAAATTCTAATACAAAATGATTCAAAATATCCGGATCGATAGTAATTTTTCTCACTTTTTGAATCTCTCTAAAGTTTTTAGACCACATACTTGTGGCTAATGTATCGTCAATGTCCTGAAATAAACTACGGACCGCACTTAGGTTCTCTTTTAGAATTTTCACTAAAAGATTTGCCTGGTTCTCCGTCAGGAATACTCCGGATGATACCTGCTTTGCCAAACTTAACAGAATTCGTTTGTCTTTTTTTGGAATAAGACTTTGAATTACTGCAATATGCTGGCTAAGGTGCGGTAATATACTGTCAATTGTGTGCATACTAATATTTTACAGTCTTTCAATGTCTTCTTCAATACATATTTCACCATATTGCACTTCAAGTATATGGCAGGGTTCGGTAGTTTCATTTATTGCTTGATGCCAAACATTTTTTTCTATGATGTAGCTATGATTTGGCAATGCAACATAGTCTTTAGTTCCTGTAATTAGTTTACAGCTACCTTTTAATACATACCAATGCTCGTTACGTTTTGAATGTCGTTGCATACTCAATGCGCATCCGGGCATTATGATAAGTTCTTTAATTTTATAAGTTATCTTATCTTCTAAAACTCTATACCAACCCCAAGGACGTAGAGTCTTTGGAGACTTCCATTCCTCCAGTAACCAGCTGCTAGAATTCTTTTTATCTTCCCCGCCGACACCGAAAACAAACTCAACGTTAGGATCGTCAATATTCATTTCTGGAATGTTATCTTCTGTTCTATCGCCACCATTTGCAAAAATAATATGAGCATTAGGATAGCGCATGCGGGTTAGTCTAATAGCATCACAGCTTGAGTTGTCATCATCATTATAGATAATGACTTCATCAACCACCCCCAGTGCACTTACTACAGAAAACCTCTCTCCTAATGGCATAAAAGGTCGACCTTTTTTCCTAGTCAGCCATTCGTCACTGTTTATTCCTACTACTAATGCATCGCCTAATTTTTTTGCAGCATTTAAGTAAGCGATATGCCCACTGTGCAAGGGGTCAAACCCCCCGGTGCATAAAACTATTTTCATAGTGATGCATCTTCCATACCAGATACACGAAGCTTGATTATGTTAGATAGCTGCCATTGTTTAATATCAAGTGCTTTAGTAATACCAAGCCATTTGTTACGCAGTAGGGCGAATTCATTGATGATTTTTTCCATATCAATTACATCCGATTCGCCATCAACGTATTTTTCAACGTCCCTGGATGTTAACGCTCTCTGATATGTTTCTAAGTATTTTCGAAATAATGAACTACGAAGACGGCGCAGTTCAATATTTAAATATTCTAGTATTGCTTCAATTTCTTGAAGTTGTGCAAACCTAGTCTCTACGATACCAGGCATACTTGCTGACGCTTTTTCGATATTTCCTGCAATACGACTGTCTTTGCGAGCTTCTACAAGCTCGCTTTCAAAGTACGCAATTGCATCTGGAATATAAGAAATATCCTTAGATACCTTTGTGTACCAACTCATTATTCTTCCTCGTCGTAATCCCAGTTGGATTCGTCTTCGTCGATGTCAAGCTCGTCGTCAGCATCTTGACCGAGGTAATACTCAATAGCCTCATCTAATGCATCATCGTGCCCAATTGCATCCTTAAGTGTTCTATCACTAACACCGTGATCAGCTAGTAGATCAACATAACGCTCTGCCAGACCTTCGATAGCCTTTTTGTCCGTGTACTCTTTTATAAGAAGCCAAATATCGGCGATTTGATTTTCATTCATTCTACAATTTCTCCAGTTTCAGGGTCAATGCTAGATTGTACTACAACTGAGTCATCAAACTCAAGCATAATTTTATCCAACCCACCTTCTTCGTTACGTTCCCATTCTTTCCTGTACATTTTCAATTCCACACCATCTTTTGAAACATATTTGAGACGGTTGCCATCTTTGGCTAGCAATCCCTTAGCTTCAAACAAATCAACCAAACCACTATAAGGGCTCATGCCTGTAGCATATGGGATTTCTACCTGGACACTTTCAAAAGGTTTTGCATAACGTGTTTTCATGATCTTACAAGCAGCACGAATACCGTTAACAGTTGAAGTTTTGTTTCCATCTGCATCGGTCTTAAGTTTAAGCTTGCGCATAGCAATAACAATAGAGCTTGCGTAAATAAAACCCTGACCACCACTAATCTTATCGTCTGGATCAAACATGTCTTGGCTTGCATAGGTATGGTTAGTACAAACTAGTCCAACGTTATAGCTACCAAACATGTTGACACAGTTTCGAACAAGTGCTGTTAGTGCCTTAGGTTTACGACCCATGTCACCTTTAAGGTCACCTGCTTCAAACTGATTCAGGTCCGTAGGAGTCAACAACATGCCCAGACTGTCAACAACAAACAGAACTTTAGGGCGTTCTTCCATGGCCTTATATTCTTTCATGAATTCAGAAATAGTCTTTGCTACATCATCGATCATGGCCATATTCAGTTTTAGAAGTTTGTCTGCGCCGGTATCAACACCTAGTGCATGCAGCCAACTTTCGTCAAGTGCGTTCTCGCTGTCAATTAGGATAACATAAATCCCTTGCTGTTGTGCATGACGTACAATATTGCCGGAACAAATGTATGATTTGCCAGCACCTGACTCTCCTGCAAGGACGGTGACTTTACCTAGTGGAACACCTTTATTAAAGTCAGAGCTAATCAAATAATTTAGAGCATAATTGCCAGTAGAAATCCAATCAGTAGGATCATTAAAGCCGACACCAAGTCCGTCGATGCTTTTAGTTAGAGTTTTACGAAATTTTGTTAAATCAAAAGCCTTCATATTATTCGTCCTTTTCAATCATAGTTGCTTCTTGAACTAAGGCAAGCAGCTGCTCAATAGTATTGCACAAGATCTTTGTGGTTTTATATTCTCCATCGGAATCTCGACCGGAAATTTCAAACATAAATCCATTGTCGTACATATAAACTGAGAAGCTCTCGTTTACCTTAGATAGCTTATTAGAAATAGTTACAGTATTATTCATATATCATGCCTTAAGATGCCAATGAGAGTGGCATGCTCTCATTGGCTTGACGTAGATTACTGTTGCTTGCGACTACGAATCATTGCAAGAATGTCTTCGGCACGCCCGCCAGTAGTAGCAGGCTTAGGTTCTGCAGCCGGAGCCGGACGAGTAACAGCCACCGGGGCGGAAGTACGTTCGCTATCATCTTCCCACGGAGGGGTATCTTCTACAACTGGTGCAGCACGCGGTGCCGGAGCACTAACCGGAACAGAAGCAGGCTTATTAGCAACTGGATCACCAGTTGCGCTACCCATTCCTGCGGGTTTAAAATATTGACCCCAGCGTTCCATATCGTAAGGTTCACCGTCGACACTGGCTTCAAACATCTCTTTCATTACACGAAGTTCAACTTCAGTGGGCTTCTTGGGAAGGAAGTCTTTAAGGTTAAACAGTCCGTGTGATTTTAGAGCTTCTTGTTCTTGCTCGCTCAGAGGACGCTCTCGGCGTGCCCAAGAGCTAGTAGAATAATCAGCGTAACCGCCTTTAGTTCCTTTCTTCATACGGAAATCAACCCCATGAAGGATGTCGGTAGGCAGGTTGTCCATGTCAGGATCCAACAATGCGCCACGAATCAGTTGAAAGATTTGCGGGCCAATAATGAATCGACGAACGGGATTTTCAGGACGCTGTTCTTCCTTAAGGCCGTCTTCAACAACAAAGCCTTGGAAAATGTAGCTACGCTTCTTCCAGTACTTACGACCCATTTCTTCAAGACTCTTGTCCTTGAACCAGCCACGTACTTCGCTAAGGATAGGACAGACAGAACCGTCGTTGTACATCTCAACGCAAGGAACTTGTACTTGCACTTGCTTGTTGTCAGTTTCGCCTTTGATGCCTGCAAAAGGCAGTTTAATCATTGCGCGTTCGACCCAGAAAAAAGTGTTATCAGGATCAGCATCTGGAAGGAATCGAAGAACGCTCTCGCTACCTTCTTTGAGGTTCCAGAATGCATAAATTGAATTGTCTCCAACTCGATTGCCTTCACCGGAAGACCGGGCCTCTTGTTCTTTGAGTTTTGCGCGAATTTCTTGTAGTGTTGCCATAGTTTTTCTCCTTTAAATTGCCTATGTTCAGTTTATGTTGTTTGCCTTATATGCTTTATATTACACGTATAAAGCAAAACAGCATACGTGTTATTGTATGCTGTCTTATTTATAATTGCAACCCCCAAGGCTGCTTAAAATAATGTTTTTTTACCAAATTACTTTAGTCCTGCTATACGCAAAATAGCAGACAGTTCACTAGATTCTGAAGTCTTTTCAGTTGACTTGTTTTTAAGATCCTGTAACTGTTGTTTTAGTTTGGCTAGCTCTCCTGCTTTACTGTCTGTACCTGATAATTTGCGATCATATTGAATCTGACGAATACGGGTTTTTATTAGCTTTTCGTTAGGCACTGATTTTTCGGATTCTTCTTTCACTCCGGATAATTTTTTCATACGATGCATCTCACCAATACTTGTCATTCTTTCAACAATTTTAGCGGCCATTGGTCCTACTCTATCACCAAACTTCTTTTCGCATGCAATCTTAACGCCTTCGATTCCTTTAGGGAAATTACCGGCATCTTCGTTATACATTGAGTGTATAAATTCTCTTAACTCGTCGAATAACCTACTTCGACTTTCTTTTGCTATTGCCTCTGCTACAGGACCTGGTGCTGTAACTTTCGGCGTTTCGCCAGTTTCTTCCCCTGGTTCTTCACCTGTTGGCATTTCACTTGGCTCTTCACCTGGCATGCCTCCCATACCACCTGGTTCTTCACCTGTTGGCATTTCACTTGGTTCTTCTCCTGGAATTTCGCCCATGCCGCCTGGTTCTTCACCTGGCATGCCTCCCATACCACCCGGCATACCTCCCATACCACCTGGAATTTCGCCCATGCCGCCTGGTTCTTCAACCGGTGGTATTTCTGGCATTTCACCTGCTGGGGTTTCACTTGGTTCTTCACCTGCTGGGGTTTCACTTGGTACTTCTGTTTCGCCTTCTTCGTATTTTAATTGACTCAAAACATCGGTGCCTAATAATGAATCTTTTTGTTCGATGTATTCTTTGATGAACGGACGGGCATCCATACCTTCCCCGGCTTTTTCTTTGGCGATTTTCTTTAATCCGTCAACAAACCCTTTATCAAATCCAAGTCCTTCTAAACTTTGTGTTATGTTGGTTCCATCAACCCCCAACAATAATGGAGTCGCCATTAATTGATTTAGTTCTTCTATTGCAGCTGCATTATCTTCGGAAAATATACCAGTATCTGAGGATTCTACTATGCTATGCAAATAACTTTCATACTCTGCAAACTCCGGAATAACAGTAGAAAACGAATCAGTCCCTGTATCTTCTTCAGGGTCTCCTTCACTAAGGAGATCGTCAGCGTCCAATTCTTTGACTGGAATATCATCTTCACTCACTAGTCTAAAGATATAAGGAAATACACCTTTAAGGTCTTCATTAAATGTCCGAACAGTTAACCTATCAATCCAGTCGTTCATTATTTCTTCCGGAATATCTACTGCGTGTTGCTCTGTAAATCCTTCGGCAAACTCTTTATACGCTGCGGGACGCTGTAGATGCTGTATGTCTTTTTTAACTTTAGCAATACGCTCTAATACTTTAGCATGCACCCCACCCATTGCTTCACTTATGGCATCGTTACGCTCAACATAATTTTTAAACATACGCAATTGGCTTAGCTCCTCGCTTAGACCAACCATGTATTGTCCAATGCTGTCGTAAAGGTTACCACCATGAGAAACGTGCTGCGCTAGTGCTCTAGCACCATTTAAATGGCGATGTGGATATTTAAATCTTTCACCGTCAGCATTTTCTACATAGATACTTTCAATACGCTGTGCTCGTCCTGCAGGATTTTGTTGATTAACTACGTCTCTATGTTTAATGATAAGTGTAGCTTCGCCGATTCTTTGGTAACTAGTTTTTGCTGTCCCAAATAGTTTGCTTTCGCTCATAATAGACTCTCCAATGTCTCTTTCTTTGTTTGATCTTGTAATAACATGCACGTCGAACGTTAATATATGCTGTTTAGCAAATTCTCGCATTTCTTTTACAAATGCCAGAAAAAGTTTTTTTACATGTTCAACCTTGCCTTCAGTAGGATCGTTAGATATTAGGACTTCAAAACTGTCCTGATCCTCATCATTATCGTTTAAATGTATTGTAATTGTGGCAAGATTGTGACCACCAACTTCATAGTCAAAACTAAACGCCCTGGCACCTTCTACTTCATCTTCTTCAACGTCGTTGTTTTCAGCATCTTTCATTAGAAGATTCGGATAGCTAGATATTTTTGCATAGAGCTCTTTAGCTATTAGATCAAGATTTTTATTCATAACAATATTTATCACATACTTGTTGAAATAAAGATAGGCATGGGCATATCAAACTCCTCGTCCCCATTCATAGTTGCCCCATCGTGTGTACTTATACTTTCGAAAACTCGCGGATCCCAGTCCGCCAATACCTGTCCCATTCTTACTGCAAGCAACATGGCCGAAACTAGGTCATCTTGCTCTTCTCCTTTGGCTTTAAATGTTACACCACTAGCAATAAATGTCTTTAATTCGCTAATTAACGCTTTACTATTGACTTTCATTTTATTAGATTCTATCAGATATTTTAATCTAGCAGCAGCTGATATTTTTGCACCGTGAGTTGTGTTAAATCCTTTACGAAACTTTCTTACATGCCCTTTACGAACCGGTTCGCTTAAGAATAACCCTGGGAAATTTTCTTCTCCAATATCCCTAATGCATATTAATCCTGCTTCTCCTACAGTATTATTTTCTATACTCCAATAGATATTGCTAACATTTTCCTCTCCAATTTGTTCTGCGAGATATTGCAACATTTCTCTTAAAATACGTATTTGACCCTGTATAGGTGTCAAATTGTGTTGCCATTCCGCAACTTGAATAAACGATGGAAGTTCTACGATTTGTATCGCAGCGTTATTGCCACCGGTACCAAGACTTGGGTCTAATGCAACGGCATACATAGAACCACCGTCCGGTTTTTTATACCATCTGGCCTGACCAACATTCATTAATGGTTTGGCCCCTTCGAGTTCTGCCAACTTCATACTACTGACTAAAGTCTCATCATAAACTAAGAATTCGCAGTTGTATTCTCGTCGGAATCGTTCTTCTCCAATACGTCCCCTTTCTAATGACGCCCATTTTTCGTCTCTATCAGGGTGGTCGCTCCAGTGGCATGTGTACGGGAAGAATCCATTGGTACCTATATCTTGTTCATTTCCATACTCGTCAAACTTTTTATTAGCTTCTTTCCAAATAGTAGCAAATGTATCCTCGTCACTGTTTGGTGTACTAGTAATAATAGCTCGACCGCCAGTTGCTAGTGTTGGTGATATACTAGTCCAGAATTCATCGGCGATATTAGGTGGAACAAACGCGAACTCGTCACAATATAGCAGTGAGATAGACATACCACGTCCCGTATTACCGGTAGTAGTTGTACTAACGATTCGACTACCGTTTTCAAACTCAATACTTCCTTTGTTGTAATTGATTACACCTGCACGTATATAATCAGGACATAGCTCATATGCATACCTAATTCTTTGCATAATTTCTTGAGAACCGGTAAACTTGTGAGCGGATATTAAAATTGTCTGGTCTTGGTGGAACATTGCATACCACAATAGATATCCAGCAGCACACGTAGTTTTACCCATCTGTCTTGGAAGCATGTTAATATTAAATCGATGTCCGTGATATGCATCTAACAGCCGCTTTTGATATTCAAAGGGAGAAAACAGCATTTTTCCTTTAACTGGATGCTGTATATAAAAATAGTTCTCGCAAAAATAGTGATATCCGTTATCTGGGTTAGAACAAGCAGCCAACGCTATTAGCTGCTGTTCTGTAAATGTCTCTTTAGTGTGGGCTTTTTTAACAAGTACACCCTCAAGGCTTTTCGCTGCCATGTTTATCCTTTTAAATACTAGTGCTTTATTTACTCAAAAAAAAGCCCCAGCTAACTTGCAAGGGCTTTTTCGGGTCTTAATCACCCAGACTGCACTGGTGTTTTATTTACCTTCTTTTTATTTCGTTATATAAATTTTCTAATTTAATCTTTAACGGACCTTCAGGAAGTTTAAAAGTTTGTTCGCCTTTTAATTTCATTGCATTATCGCCACCTGATGCTTTAGGATATGAACCTTTTTCTCTATGCAAATCATTTCCATCAGGTATACTGGCATCAATACCATGTATTTCTGGACCTGTATCACCGGACATGCTGTTAGCAAAATCGTCATCGATCATGTCAGCCATACTGTCTATATTTTTCTTCATTAATAAATCCGGGCCATCGCTATCGGTGTCTATATCCATATCTATTTCGTGATCTTGACTAGACTGATCAGGACCGTCCTGTATGTCTTTTAAAACATTTAATAAATCACGAATTCCACCAGCTCCAGATCCATTCATAGTAACGTTCATAGTTACACTATCGCCCTGTTTAGGAGCAGGCTGGCTGTCTCCCATCATGCCGCCGCACTCATCAACTAAATCATCTTCTGTAGCCTGCGAACAACTACATTCATCTTGAATGTTTTCATTGACCGGACGGTCTAATTCAGCCATGCGTTTCATTAAATCTTGGAAATTCATAATTAGTCCTTCTTAGTTCCACCGAATAGGCTTCTAGCAGGACCTGCTGCTGGCATTGTTTCGGCTTTTTCTTTGTGTAATTTTTTTGCTAACAACGAATCGTTAGTTCCCTTGTACTGTTCAGATTCTTTACGAGCTTTTGCCAAATCTTTTAAAAAGTTTGAAACATACTTGTCTCCAGCTAACACGGGGCTTTTTGTTTTTTCATAATCTTGATGCAGTAAAGGTTTAGCATCTTTAGTGGTCTCGTCTTTTTGCAAATCGTGTTCGTGTTCAATTTCCCAATTGCTTTCTTCTTGAGGAGTTCGAACTCGTATGCAATCTTTACTAATTCCAGTTGCATTAGATATTAATTCCGCAATAACTGCACTGGTTGCCGGATAGTCAACCTCAGCTTCAAACACAGTCATTTGACTATTTTTTATAGTAGGGAAATCTAATAAATTTTCCTGAATAGGTGTACTTTTACCTTTGGTAAATCTACTCACTTGGTATTTTTGCAGTGCCGCTTCCATGCAATCTTCACAGTTTTCCGGAAGGTCTCCTGCGATTTTAATTTTGAATGCGTACTTTTTTTCTTCTGCATTTTCTTTTAGGTATTCAATAAATCTTTTCATAATTTTATCCCGATACCTTATTTATTCATATTTTTAAGTTTTTCAAGTAGGCTATTACGGTCTGTGACAATGACACCTTCTCCTTGAACAACTTCCCCTTCGGAGCTGCCTGATTTTTGATCTATTGCTTGCTTTTTAATTTGCAACTCTATCATTTTGAGTTTTTTATCTATCTTGGCGCTTTTTGCATCTATCGCATTTTTAAGCATACCTGCGGCAACTTCGAAAACACGCCCGCTATATCTTGCTTCAACATTCATTCCAAGATCCATGAGATCATCAAATGCATCTGTAGCACGTTGCGCTAAAGAATCTAGTTCACTATCGCTAACTTCGCCAAGTCCTTTTACCTGAGGTAGCGCAGCACTAATTTTATCTAAATCACCAATATCTCTAAACATAGGAGCAGAAGCTTTTTCAGCTTCTTTTTTCTCATAATAGTCTGTCATACGGTTAGTATTAGTTACTATTTTTTTAGATTCTGGTAGATTCAAGACTTCTTCTAATCGTTTTGTCATATGTTTACTTATCTTTTTCTAGGAGTAAGAGAAAACAGATCTTGTTCATTTAATACACGAAACTTGACACCTTGTTTTCGACACCAAGCGGTAGCTGCTTGCCATTTAGCCATGTTACGTGCATACTCTATTTGATTATGCTTACTACGCCCCACATGCTCTTTCATTGTTTGATTACGAGGCTTGACCTCTATCAGTTCAACATGCATTTTTCCTTCTCTATCTACATATTGGATAAAGAAGTCAGGTACGTATACTGTTTGTTTTCCGGTCATTGGACAACGATAAGGTATTGCAATTGCCTCACTTGCCCACTTAACAATAGCTGGGTGTGTATCGCAAGTTTTGCAAAAGGTGTATTCCCAACTACTACGATATGTCGGTTGACGATTACCTATATATTTTTCTGGATTTTGTACCTGATATTTTCCACTAGCGAATCGTTTCATGGTCTAATATTACGGCTTTCTGTTGTTTCTTCAGCAGTTAATACCCTGTAACCTAGTAAACTTATTTTTTCTCTGCTAGAGTTCATGACCTGTGTAACCACATTACTAAGTTGTACATCTTGCAATCCTTTTAAAGTATCAAGCAGCTGAAACACGTTGACGTTATCAATTCTAGCCTGATTTAATAAAACGATTGCAGTACTTTTGGCACCCAACTCGTTGAAACCTCGTTTTAGAAAAAACCCAACCACTGCATCAATTTGTGCTGCAGGGAAAGATACTGGTTCTGTAAAGTACCGATTAAAGAATAATTTAATTTCATCACTGCTATCAGTAGAAGTATCTTGTTGTGGTAAATTTGTCATATTAGAATAAATTTCTTAAATTTTGAGTAGCTGTGGTTATACTTCTTGCAGTAGCTTGTACTGTCCTTACTGCACTCGCTACAGGAAAGGCTACGTTCTGAACACCGCTAACTGCTCTATTCGAGATTGCTGTGGCTGCAGCCAATACGCCAGATACTGTGTCTAAAGTACTTAGTTTTTGGTTACCTAGCGATTTTAAATTTTGATATGTATTTACAGCAGTTACGGCAGTTGATAATACCCCTAGAGGACTTCCTGTTGCAGTACCGTCTGCAATAGCACCGAAAACACTAGTTGCACCATCTATTGCACCGGCAACTCTGCGCACATTTCCTCCGAGTCCATACGGACTTGGTCTTGTATCATAATGTTCGATGCCAAACCCTGGAGGATTACCTTGATACACCACTCCATTATTATACGAAACTGCTTCGTAAATTAAAGTCATGCTCTGTTCTGCAGGTTGGCTGGTACTGTAATCTAAACTAGCGTGATTCCAGGTTTGTATTATGGGGTTAACTAATGTATAGCTATTCCAGTAACCTCTAGCCATTTGATATATCGTTATATCATTAAAAAACATAGGATAGCTATTATTGTCTAACCCGTAAAGAGTACCAATATATGCACCAGATTTAGTTGCGTTACGGCTATATGCCCCTAATCTAGTTGCGCTAGTTGGATCTGCATAATAGTATTTGTAGTAACTTTCCCAGAGCTGTCTAGTTACACCTGCGTTATCATCATGAAATGTTATCGTAACCGGTTGATAATCTATCTTAACCTGTGTGTTCTTTTTTCTATTATACTGATTCAATGTATCTGTTTGAACAACGAATTTAGGAAGCTCGGCATCCTTAACTAACATGTTGATCTCGTTCTGATGACGAACTTTAAACCCCATGTTAGACATAACTATTGCGTTGTCATTTATGTTAAATCTAACATAATATAAGAATTTAGCCTTGGGGGCTAGTCTATGATCGTTATCAACGAAAAGTTTAGAGGCGTGATCAAAATCCCGAAGGTTAATATCACCATAAGAATTACCGAAATATTTGTTAGATTTGCTTGCCATACTAATATTTAGTAATCGAAGTAATATACGTATATAACGATTACCCAAAGAAAAAGGCCCCTAGGGGCCTTTTTATTAAGTATTAACCTCCACCGGTGGTCATACTTCCTTGTGTACGTCCTACGTTTACGCCAACTCCAGAACCATCTGCCTTCTGGATAGCGTTATCGTACTTGATACTGGCTGTAATTAGAACCGGTTCATTAGCGTTATATGCTAGATTGTTATAGTTAACGTTTTCTAAATAGCAACCGTATAGTTCCCAAGTTTCTAATACAGCAGGAGTGAACTGACCGTTACCGCCATCTAGTATTTCGATACGAGTTACGAACTTGTAGTCAATACCAGATGCAGCACTAGCTTGCTCATAGAAGTCAAACTGCTTCTGTAACTGCTCACCAAATAGCTTGCTTACAACACCAGTTACTTCGTCTCTTACGTTTAGAGTAATTGGACTCCAGGTGTGTTTACCTGCTAGATAAACACGACTGTTGTAAACATCGACTGTAATTGGATCGAACGCAACTGTTGGGCGTGTGACGTCCTGCACCTGCTTAGAGATTTCAGTAACAGGTGTGTTAAAACCGAAGTTTTCTAAAGTAACGCGAAAGCGATACTTTAGCTTCGGCATTAACAAACCTTGTGTGCTAGCACTTTGATCACTTGCTAACGGGACCGTTAGTTTTGTTAATGTAGAAATTGACATTTTATTATTCCTTTAATAATTATAGTCCAGAAATCTCGCCAGTATTCTTTAAGCGTAGAGGAATGTAAATAAATTCCACTGCTTTTACTGGTTCAATTGCGATATCGATCCAGAGCTCGTTACGATCAATTCTGTTTGGGGTGTTGTTACTTTCGTCACAAACAACCAAGAAGTCGTATAAAGCACGCTGACCTACTAATTCAACTAGTAAACTTTCGCAAGCGCCTTTGATCTCATCACGGGTAACTTTATCGTTTGGTTCAAAGATGTAAGGTTTAACTAACTGGCTTAGTTGTCTACGTAAGTAGATTACTAAACGAGCTACGTTAATGCGATCTAGCGCACTAGCAGTCTTTGCACGAGTCTTCTGTCCATAGTTAACTAATCCAGTTCCAGTGAAGAAAGTAATTGGATTAATCTTAGCTTCGTATAGAGTATCACGCTGTCCATTGTTTAGTGCAACGGTCTTGAATTCGCCTTCTTGACCATCAACATATCCCACGCTAGTAGCATTGGTGATTCCGCCACGACGTAATCCTGCCGGAGCAAACCAAGGATAAGCAACTTGATCGTTTAATGCAATGGTTCTTAGTATCATGTGGCTTGGTGGTACAACTACGTTATTACCGAAGTTGTCACTAGTAAAGCCCCAAGGATAGAACATAGCCATGTATTCGTCATAGCTTGCTGCTCCAATATCATTGTCCTCTACTGCACCATTCAAGTTCATACCCCATGCATTTAAACTTGTTGCATCACTCGTTAGACGAGCAGGTGTATCACCAACTACGAACGCCGTTAGGCCTCGATCAAAGTTTAAGCTAACCAGTTCGCCGATTAGTTCAGGATATCCTGGACAAGCCATTAGGTTAAACACTCTGGATTCTTCGTCACGAATCTGTTGATTTTGTCCAACTAAACTTTGTAGAGCTTTTACAACTACCACACGCTGAGCCTTACGTCCAAAGCTTCCGCTTCCGTCAGCCTGGTTTGCACTGACCGTTACCCAACGATGTGGATAATAATCAGTCATTAGTTCGTCAGCTACTCGAGCATTTCTAGATAATGTATCAATGTGATTTAATCGGAATTCCTTGACATTAAATCCGCTACGACGTAAATTCCATAGTAGCATGCCACGTGGATACAATGCTGGATCTGGTGCATCTGGGTCTACGTAATCTTCTGTTAACAGAGATTCAATAGATCCAGCAACATCGCTGTTTTGTCCAGTTGTGTTATAGCGAGCATCTGCAAACAATACGCCGTTGTCGGTGCTTTGATCGGCCTTGTCAACTAACAGCCACTTGGATAGGTCTGCGTCGTACTTGTAGATCATTGGGAAATTTTCAAGATCATCTGTACTGATCCAGATATCTCCGGTTACTAGCGGAGTAGTATCACGTTGAGTTTCAGGTGCCGTTGCTTGTACGAACGGTCCTTGGGCATCTGCATCAGGGAATTCATTCCTGTATCCAACCCAATTCGATCCATCATGTACCATTAGATCAACCTCGTCGATGATACTGCTGTACCATAGGCGACCATTTTCAGTTAAACTAGTTGGAGCATCTGCAGATGCAACGTACACCAAAGGCTCCCATAAGCTTGCTACAAAATCATGCGAGTCGGTATCAGCATATAAGTTAATTGTACCAGTCCCTGTAGTAGGATTGAATGGGGATAACCCTAGGTCTGATAATGGACTTCCTACACCGTCACTTAGGTGGATATCACCGCCTGTATCGTGACTAATAACTACTCGATTCTGACTGTCAATTTCTGCAGTAACATGAGTTAACCCTGCTTGATTAATTGCACCTGCTAATGCTTCTGCATTAAGAATTGCGCTAGTAGGTGCAGGAATACTAACAGAAACTACTTCGGTGTTTAACGCATCAGAGCCCGCTACAGTTTCAGCGATAACAAATTGATATGCGCCAGTTGTAGAACTCTGGATGTTTGTCACTGTTACTGTGAAGTTATCAGTCGGAGAGGTACCGCCTATTGCGGTACCTGGGACTGTGATTGTGTCACCAATGCTAAACCCAGTTCCTCTATTGTTAATAGATACGGAGACTTCTAATGTAGAAGGTGCAACAACAAATGTTAGTGTTAGCCCTGTTCCGCTGGTATCAGTGGCGGAAAGTGCACCGGTAGTATAGGTTCCCTCAGTTACGCCGACGACAGAGCCTAACGATAGTGCGCTAACTTGTCCAGTTATCTGTTGATTTCCCGGAGTGAATGTAGTTTGCGTAATTTTCTCGGTTCTAATTTGGGTAGGACCGACTGCTTTTCTACGGAACACTTTGAAATTTGCTAGAGGAGCCGTGTCTTCATTATAATTAAACTTGACATACACGCTTCCTGCTGCTAGGTTGTTGCCACCGCCTGCTTTATCTAAGCTGTATAATGCAGTTTGTGCATTTTGGAACATTGGTGCATTGACTGCACTGAATGCCTTTGTCGCACTATTGTATCTGCTCAATCTCCAACGGGCACCTAGGTTTGGTTCAGTTGTCTTAATCCATACGCTACCAGTGACTGCTGGCGTATTTCCGCTGGACTTCCATTGCGGAACTTGTGTGTGCGGTGCAATAGATATCTTTGGTTGATTTGCTGTAATGTTGCTGTAGCTAGTTTTCCAATCTTCGCTACCGACTTCTACCCAAGACCCGGCGCCATTTCTATACCAAATAGTCATAGGATGACTATCAGTTAAAGCAGGGGTAGCTGGATTTGTGTCAACTGTGACAATTGCGTAGCTACCAACTTTTCCTACAGATGCTGTTGGACCAGAAGTTGCTGGATCAACCTTGGTTGGATCAGTGATAACTAAAGGAACTTTATTGACAAACTTTTGTCCTCCCTGTGTCACTGGGCGACCATCCCACTCGAAGATGCCCCACTGAGTGGTTTGTGTGTCTAACCAATATGTTCCGTTTCTAGGTTCTGCAGTTGGTTCGTTCGCACTAGCATCTAATTGATTTAAATCTAGATCAGCTCTAACAACAAATGCACGGTTACTTACACCTAAAAAGCTATAAGCAGCATGTAGTCCATATTCATTTTGTTCACCTGCGTGAATAGGATTTCCATTTACATCAGTTTTGAACACCGGATCACCGAATGTATCAACTAAGTCTTTCTGGCTGGTAATTAAATATACTTGGCCGGCGTTAGCCTTTAATGTACCTGGAGCAATGCCATCTCCTGCTCCATTTGTTTTGTTTTCAGCAGAAGCAACAACCAATAAAGGTGTTGTTCCAGGTTCTGCTGGTGTGTAAAACGATTCGTCAATTACTTTGACTTCCACGCCTGGTGAAGTTAATGCCATATTAGTTTACTCCTAAAGGTTCTATGTCTTCACTTATATTTAGCCCGTTTTGTAAAAAAAGTCCTTTTATAACTACAAAAAAGGGGAACAAAAGGGATAATATAAATAGCTATATGTCCAGACCTTTGTGTATTTGTGGTTTTAGACCAGCTGCAATTAACTATATTAAAGAAGGAAAAACACACTATCGACGAAAATGCGAAGTGTGTCTTTCTGGTGGTATCGCAAAGGGAATACCTAAGTGGTATCAAGACGGTTATCGAATAAAATCCAAATGTGACAAATGCGGATTTTCATCTAAACATATCGAACAATTTAATGTATTTCATGTGGATGGTGATATGAATAACACCAGAATTGTAAATCTAAAAACAGTATGTGCTAACTGTCAAAGAGTTCTTGCTAAAGAAGGCATTACCTGGCGGGCTGGTGGGATTCAACCAGACCTTTAACGCTATCAAACAGATCTAGCATGGATCCATTGTTTAAAATCACACAATCTATACTGGCGCCAACCCAGCTACTTTCGCTCGTATGTACACCGGTCGCATCTAAATAAATTTTTGATTCATTCCACTGTGGATTACCAGTTGGGCCTTTGTTTACTACTTCAGCATGCTGGACCCAATAAGGATCTTCTCCGCGTTTAATGCGTACCACTAGACCTCCTGCATTTTTAATGGCGGCAATTTCGTTAGGAAACCTAACATCGCTGATAACAATATTAGTATCAGTATTTCTGACCCTATTTTCTAGACTAGCGATCCAGATATCATCATGAAATCCGATTCTACAAACCTCTGTGCCCCATTGCTGTAAAACCCAACGTGGGGTTAGATTAGGTATATTCAATCGGTTAGACCACCAGGTGTCTACTTGTTCTCGCCATTCTCGAGCTTCTTTAGTTCGGCCTTCTATCATTTCTCTATCCCATCCAAACACTGCAGCCACAGCATCTTTAAGTGTATTAGCGAAACTATCTCTCTTAAATCCGCAATGCTGCACTAAGTAATCTGCAGCAGTATCTTTCCCACTACCTATTAATCCCACTAGACCTATTAGCATAATAATCTCCAAACTATTATAGTATAATAGATTTTTAGAGAGTTGTCAAAGAATTATACACCGTATTTGTTCTTTTTCTTTTTAGGCGTTGGACTAGATTTGTTAACAGAATCAAGTTCTAGACTACGCATGTCACCTTTATTTAAATCAGTGTAACTTGCACCTGCCGCTTTATATGCCAATTTAAGCATATCCTGTTCTTCTTTAGTATAAGGATGTGCAGACTTTTCCTTGCCAATCCAAGATTCTTTATCTATATTTGGTGGGGTTTTTCCATCTGTGCCGGCCACGGCCATGCCCATACGGTAAGCAACATAATCACTGTTTGCACGAACCGCATCATGATAGGTGTTTGCGCCTGGCATGGATTGCTGCTGCCGTTTTGTTAATTTTGCTCGGTTTTTACCCTCAGAAATTATTTCATTTATTTTCATATTATGTGTTTTGAATAGTTCTAACACCGTATAAGTGTGCGCTGTTTCCATCATGGAGTGTCATAAGATGTCCTAGTGCATTAAGTTTCGCAATTCCAGGACTTGTTGCAGATAAGCGGTGTACCGAACTTCCGTCTGATCGTCTATAGAGTTCCCACGGTCCCGGACCTTCTGGAGCTAATGGGTCCGATAAGTTTTGAGATCCGGTTGGCTGCGCTAATTGTTGTTCGATATCTGATAAGTCGTCGCTTTCAATAGTTCTGACACCGTAATGTGCTAAGAGTTGGCCCCTGATCCCTAATTCTGCCATATGGCGAATTGCCTCTTGGTGCGCCAACGTCCGAGTTCTACCTCTTAGGTCTTCGATGCTTCTTCCGTTGTTCCTTCTATAAATTTCCCACGGACCAGGCCCGTGTGGCATTAAAACTAGTACCGGATCTACGGTGTTGTCTTTAGGCACCGCGGTAGCGTCTTTAAGTAATACAATTTTCCATTTTTTAATTATTGGGTCGTCGGGTGAGACTCCCCATTCTTCTGCAGCAGCCAGTAACGCATGGCGTTCATCGGGCGCGGCGACTTGAATCTGATCAGTTGAACTTCTACCAACCATCCAGGTAAACATTCCACCTTGTCTCGATGCTTTTCTCAATTTTAACCGCTGCTTAAGCTCTTGTTGTGCATTCCTTGGTTGTGGTAGAACGCTGTGTTTAGCAAATAACTTAACAACATCTTCACCTAGCTTAGGACTTAGTAGGGCATATAGCTTTTTAAGGTATTCAGCTTTATTTTTTTCTGGATCCATGGCAGCATCAAATGCAACTATGAATTTCATTAGTGTAGGTTTAAGTAAATCAAATTTTTCATTTAGCCAGTCATTACCGGGACTTCGAAACTCTATCCACTCTTTTCCAGAAGTTTCACTTTTCTTAGTATTGATACTTGTATATTTCTCCGTTTTTCCAGAATGTATAGAGTGGCTAGCCAGTAAATTTAGTCCCTTGTGTAAATATTCAAATGCATATGATGCGGACCTAGGTTCGTCCTTTATTGCTGTTCGAATTCGTCTCATAGCTGGGACCGTATAAATATTTAGAAGTCGTTCGAAATCTGTTAATATTTTCTCGTCACCAAGTAATAACGCTATTTTTACATAATCTAAATTATCAACACTATACCCTGGAATACTAATATTCATGTGTAACCCGGTAGAGTCGTTAGTATAGATTCCCTTTTTATCGGCCCATTTTTTAATTGTATCAAGATCTTTTAATATTTCATCTAAGGGCATTGCGGGACTAACAAATTCTAATCCCATGGCATCACGTCTGCGTGGCTCTAAACTGCCATCTGGTTCTATGCAATAGTGGTTACCACGCGGGCATGACTTGTATCGAGGCCCCCAGTTCACTGTTCTTCCGATAACTTTCTGAAAGTCTGCAGCAGTAGCTTTGATAAAAGCGTTAGGATCCTTTGATACATCATCGGCAAGTGGCCAGGCCAGGTCATAATCATTAGTGATGTTTCTTAAAAAGCGTTCAAGATTTTGATTCCGATAAATCCATTCATATTCAGTCAGTTCTTCGAACTCGTCTGATCGATCTTCTAGGAATTGTTCTCTTGCTTGCCGATATGCTGTACTGTTTTTGTCATGCCAAAGATCGAATACCTCTTCGTCTAACAACTCTTCGACTAATATGGAAATTAAATCATAGTACTCGGGATCATCAGTCGGAACATCTCTTAAATAGGCTTCTTCTCTGGCTTTTTCCATAGCATCTTCTTCGTCGAACCACTCTGATCTGTAGAAATTTTTGAAGTATTGACGTCCACCTTCTCGACGCCAGATGCGTTCGGTCTGTTCTTCACGCCATTTTTCAAAATCAGTCTCTAGACCGCGACCAAGCCACTCCAATTCGTTTAGACCGTTTGATTGCCCAATGGAGAAAAACTCCACCACATCAGCAATCGTAGTAATGTTATCTGGGATTTCTGTAGGCCTATCATCAACCTCCTCAGCCGTTCCTGTTGGAACCAACATTTCAAACTCCATGCCCACTAGTACTCCTGGCAACGATTCTGCCATTTTATAAAGTTTCCTAGTCATGTTAATTTCATTTAACACGGATTCTATAATTTTAAAATCTTTAAATCTCATTCAAATTATCCGATAATGAAGGTATACCCAGTTCCGCCGGCTACTAATGTTTCTAACTCTTTTTCTAGTTTTTCTATTTCTGCTGTGGCTTCCGATTTTAATGCCGCCCCATTTAAAGAGGTACCGCCTTGCGGACCTGCAATTTGAGCAAACTTTTCACGAGCCTGAGCTAGTATTAGCTTGCAGTTCGATAAGGTGTAATCATATAACCACTGCTGTGCGTATATGTCACTAAGTAATACATAGTCTGGTTTATAGTTATAACAGCGAAGCATTATATTTTCGCCTTCTACAAACGGTCGTTGTAAAATTCTTAAGGTATGACTATGAGGGATCCATTGAAACTCAATATAACTACCAAAAAATCTACCCACCATTTCTTGATATTGAGCAAATAGTTCATAAGTAGCTAGTCCACCTAACATTGTACTGTTAAGTAAGTACGTGTTTGTATATGCAAGGTTAAATGGTTCAAAATTTGTACCAGTTCCGCCACCAGTTCTGGATCCAAGTGTACGTCTAAACACACTTCTAACTTCAATTATCTCGTCAGGTAATCTATAGTCGTTGGTGTCTTTGCCCAATTCTAAAAACATATAACTTTCTTCTACCGAGTTTGGGCTTCTCTGGCGGAATTTAGTTAATGCCTTTCTTAGAGCAACTTCGTAATGAGCAGGATCTAGCTCAACGTCTATCATACCGTCACCTAGCATTAGGCGAACGTAATCGAATACTTTTTGTCTTTCGGCTTGCGGATTTATATCTGGCATTTGAATCTCCTGATGTATTTATCCTGATAAATATTGTATCGTGTTCAATAGTACCGCAAGGGAGAATTAAAATTCCAAGATTAAGCCTTTACAGACCCGAAAAGGGTAATGACTACAAGTTTATAGATCGAACCATATCGGAAATGTTTGGTGTCGGGGGTACAGAATTGTACATCCATAAATACCTAGGACCTAAAAATCCTGAAGAAGGCACTGCGGCTCAACCTATATACGACACAATTAAAGAAACTAATATTCAAGATTTGCTATTTTTAGAAAATAGAGATCGAGTATACGATAGTAGCATTTATAAAATTCGAGGTGTCTACAACGTACAAGATATCGATTTTAACCTAAGCCAATTTGGTCTATTTGTTGACAACGATACTGTTTATATGACAGTGCATATAAATGACTACATTAGAACTATTGGCAGAAAACCATTAAGTGGTGACGTTGTTGAGGTACCACATTTAAAAGATGAGTTTGCACTCAATGATTTTGATGTGAGCCTGCCAAGGTATTTTGTTATTAGTGATATCGGTAGAGCAGCTGAAGGATTTAGTCCTACTTGGTATCCGCATTTATATAGATTAAAATTGACTAAAATAATGAATAGTCAACAGTACAAAGATATTTTTAATCAGCCAATAGTTGATCCTGTAACGGGAGAAGAAACTGATCGAACACTTGCAGATATATTAAGTACACAAAATAAATCATTAGAAATTAATGATATCATGCTTGCACAAGCAGAAGCAGATGCCCCATACAGCGGATATGAAACTCGGCATTTCTATACATTATCTCTGGATGATCAGGGTAATGCATCATTAGAAACTGCGGACACCATTGATGTGGATGCCAGTAGCGATTATGGAAGTCCATCTACCTACTCTAACCCTAAAAGACCTGGGTACACCGGATATTTATTGGGAGATGGTCTTCCAGAAAACGGAGCAGCATTTGGTCACGGACTCACTTTCCCTAACGGCCCAATTGAAGGGGACTACTTCTTACGAACTGACTTTTTACCAAACCGGTTATTTCGTTATGATGGATTCAGATGGATTAGACGAGAAGATGCCGTAAGAACCACTATGACGCCTAGTGCTGGTAGGAATAATCAAAAGGGCACGTTTATTAATAATACTAATAGGGTAGGTATTGATTTATTAGAATCGAATATTGTAAAATTAACCGGACTTACTATAGAGACGAATGTTAATTATACTTCAGACATATATGCCACTGTTGCGTTAGAGGATAGTGAAATCATAGTTCCACTAGCGGTAACAAATAATAATGGAAAAGTAGCAATTCAGTTGCCAGCTAATTTCCAATCTGGGCTAGTAGTTGACTACAAAGTTTACAGGTCAAGCACAGAAGAAAAACAATCATTAAGTAAGGCACTGCGTCCTAGAAAACCTTTAGCGGATTTATAATGTCAACAACAACATTTTTTTATGATGGTCAAATTAGAAGATACCTTTTGCAAATAGTTAGACTACTAAGCAACTTTGCAGTAAAATATACTGATGGGACCTTGGTTCGAATTCCTGTAATATATGGAGATGCTGACAGGCAAGTAGCGCATATTATAAATCAAAACAGTGAAAATACCGTACAAAGTGCACCAAAGATCGCAATTTATATGGCAGATCTAGAGCTAGATACTAGCAGGCTTGCTGATAGTAGCCATGTAGGTAAAGTGCATGTTAGAGAACGGGCATACAATGAGCAGACACAAAGCTACGAAAATTATCAAGGAAACAGTTATACAGTCGAACGGTTAATGCCGACACCATATAAGCTCACAGTCAAAGTAGATATTTGGTCTACCAGTATAGATCAAAAATTACAAATACTAGAGCAAATACTAATGTTGTTTAATCCTAGTTTAGAAATTCAAACTAGCGATAACTATATTGATTGGACTAGTCTAAGTGTAGTGGATTTGACCTCTGTTGTGTTAAGTTCAAGAAGTGTACCCGTCGGTACTGCCGCAGAGATTGATATTGCTACGTTAACCTTGGCAACTCCCATATGGATTAGTCCTCCTGCCAAAGTAAAACGGCTAGGTGTTATTACTAATATTATATCGAATATCTTTACCGATAAAACTGATCAATATGGTGATTATATTGAAGGGTTAGGTGTAGACTCTTCGGCAACATATGCCTCTCCAGCAGGATCACCTGTGGCATCGTTCAGTTCTGCAACAGCAAACTATGACATCGAAGTCACTGGAAATTCAGCAAAATTATTAGGATTTGAGAATCAATATCCTAGATGGAATAATATCGTTAATAAATTCTCTGGAGTTTATACAGCAGGTTTAAGCAGAATTTATTTAAAAATACCTAGCGGAAACAATGTAGTTGGCACGTTTAGCTTAAATCCGCTAGACGATTCATTGCTAACTATTAACTGGGACGTTGATACTTACCCCACCAATACCTCAGTATATAGTATAAACAGATCATCTACCACAACATTTGATGCCATCATTGATCCTACACGAACTGGTCCGAGGGATTCTAATCTACCTAAATTAAAACAAGGATCTAGGTACTTAATTGTTGATAAAATAGGAAATAGCATTAAGGAAACGTTTGTATCCGAAACAAAGATACAGAGAATTAATACCAACACCCTGTATAAAGATGTAGTTGATCATAAAATTTTAGTCAACGGAATTGAGGTAGGCTCCGGAAATGCACGAATACCAGATGATCTTAATACGGGGAATTACTATATTTTATTGGATGAATTTGCACCTGCTGGCGCAGAAATTACGTATGAACTTTATACCAATGTTGACGGGCCAGAATCTTGGAAGAATAATGACGGTAGCGATTTTACAGCCAACGAAAATGATATAATAGAGTGGGATGGTGATAAATGGAATATTGTTTTCAACTCTTTAAAGGCACAGGATCAAATAGTTTATCTATCAAACATTTTTACCAATACACAGTATATGTGGAATGGGGTACATTGGAGTAAGAGTTTTGAAGGTATTTATAGAGCCGGAGAATGGCGCCTTGAACTTTAAAAATAAAATTGTCTGCAGTGGGGCATTATTTTATGCTAAGTCTACTAAACGAATCTTGCTGCTACAAAAGGCAAGGGGAAAGCACACTGGTACCTGGGGGTTAGTAGGTGGAACAACTGAAACACAAGAAACTCCTTGGCAAGGACTAACCAGAGAAATCAATGAAGAAATTGGATTGTTTCCAAAGATAATAAAAACAATTCCACTAGAAACATTTGTTAGCAACGATTCTATTTTTAACTATCACACTTACTTGTGCGTAGTAGAAGAAGAATTTATTCCTAAATTAAGTTCAGAACATTCAGGCTATGCCTGGTGTGTTATAGATTACTCTCCTAAACCTTTACATCAAGGATTAAAAAACAGCTTTGGGAATAAAATTATTCGCACAAAGCTGCAGACTATATTTGAGATAATTAATCTTATTGAAATAAAATAACGGGGCAATGCCCCGTTATTCTTATTAACCTGATGTTTCGTTAGTTGCCGTGTTAACATTAGTTGATGGGAAGCTTCTACCAACACCCCATACAATTCTCACTGCGCCGTTTGCACCGTCACCGCCTTGGGCGGTCGCGATTCGGGTGCTTCCGCCGGCGCCGTAAGCACCCCCATCGGGTTCAATATAATACACTTGAGCGTTACCCGTTGTAGTACGGCTGCCTGGGCCGCTGCCAGCTACCGTAGAACCATACAGAGAGGATCCAGTTCCTGTTGTGCCAGCAGCTGCACCAGTGTAGCTTCCGGCATTGCCACCACTTCCGAATGTAGTGCCGGTACTTATACGTACTCCATTAGCACCATTTCCGCCGCCGTCTCCTACGTAACCACCGCCAGTGCCGGCACTCCCTGAAGGTTGACTAACAGAGCCGACTGTGTTGTATGGAGGGGGGTTGTTCGAATTTGGAGGCGTGTAGCTAGCAATAGTACCCGAGGTTGCGCCGCCAGCACCTTTACCTGCTACGGTGGTTAGGCTACCGAAATAACTATCTCCGGCTTTTGCACTCGAAAAACTTCCGGCGGTAAGTGGGTACGGCGCAGCACTTCCTGCCCCTACTACAACAGTATAGTTAGTTCCGTATGTTGGTACAATCTTCTTGTACCCAGTTCCTCCTCCGCCACCTGAGTATGCCGCGTCGGCGATGCCGTTTGCTCCAATGGCTCCGGATCCTCCGCCGATGCATACGACGTGTATATTTGGAATGTACGGGTCCGGTAGAGTCCAGGTACGTGTTCCGGGAGTAGTAAATACAATACTTCCCCAGGTAGTAACAGACACAGTTCTGGATGCAGTTCCTATGTTTCCGGCTTGGTCTGCAGAGGTAGTGGCTGTTATAGTTCGTGATGCACCTTCCCCTATTGCGATCAACACTGCCTCTGTAACGAGACAACTCCAATTAGTGCCGATGATGCTAATCGGTATTGCGCCATTAGGCCCTGATAGCGATACGGTGTATCCGCTTTCTATAGTTCCTGATATATATGTAGGTGTCGCAAGACTTGCGTAAGTTAATGCAGGAACTGCATTTATAGTTACAATAGGTGCTGTCTTATCTACGGTGATCGCTGGAGCGAATGTTATATCTGATGAATACCCCTGTGCATTGGTTTGCCTAACTTGTACAACATTCACTGCATAGGATCCTTCTCCGAGAGTAAAGCTGGTTACGTTATATGCCATAGTTGTCCAACTACCACCGCCGTTGATACTATACTGCCAAGATCCAGTTGAACCCACAGTTATACCGGAAACATTTATTGTTCCATTGCTTGTATAGTAATCAGATGCTGAACTACCGGTATCGGATGCGAGTGCCAATGTTAACTTAGGTGGGACCGTAGTTACAGTTATAGTTCTAGAAGTACTTGAAGCATTTCCTGCGGTATCTGTTGCTGTAGCAGTAATAATTCTACCAGTTCCAGCACCCATTGCGGTGAAGTCAGCAGATGTAATTAGATAACTCCAAGTTGTTCCGCTGACTGTGGCAGTTCTTACTGTTCCGTTGAGAGATACAGATACTGTACTGCCGCTTGTTACCGTTCCGGTAATTGAAGTAACTCCTGCGTCTTGAGAACTTATGATAATATCATCTCCAGAAATGATATTCATAGTTATTGTAGGAGCAGTGGTATCTACAGTAATGGTCGAAGGATATGTGGTTACAGCAGATGGATAATTTTGTGCGTTAAATTGTCTAACGTTTACGCTGTCATAGGTTCCCTCGGAGAGGACGAAACTAGTTGTAGTAGGGGCCTGATTTGCACTCCAGCTGGAACCCCCGTTGGTACTGTATTGCCAATACCCGCCAGTAACTTGTCCAGAAACTGTCATAGTTCCATTACTCGTAATTCGATCCGATGCCGAACTACCTGTATCAGATGCTAAAGTTAAAGTTAACGCAGCCGGGACTGAAGTATACGTTACTGTCTGAGTTGCAGTTGCAGTGTTTCCTGCCTTGTCTGTAGCCGTGGCAGTTATAACTTTACTAGTCCCAATACCAAGCGCTGTTAAATCAGCTGATACAATAGTGTAAGACCAAGAAGTGCCTGTTATTGAAGCTGTTTTTGTTGTAGTACCAAATGTCAACTTAACAGTATCAATGTAATCGTCATTCACTGTTCCGGTAATTGAAGTTACCCCTGCATCCTCAGAGCTTATTAGTATGTTATCACCGGAAACTATATTCATAGTTACAGTGGGTGATGTCTTATCTACTACAACTGCTGATGCGTATGTAGTTATAGCAGACGGATAGTTTTGTGCGTTAAACTGTTGAACTTTTATGTTATTGGCTGAATAACTTCCTTCGTCGAGAGTAAAAAATGTTGTAGTAGACGCTTGATCAGCGCTCCAATTAGCTCCTGCATCAATGCTATATCTCCAAATTCCACCAGTAACCACACCAGATACGTTCATTCTTCCATTATTTGTAATTCTATCACTTGTAGAAATACCGGTATCGGATGCCAATGCAAGCGTTAATGTAGCCGGGACGGTAGTATTAGTCACATACCTAGTCACAGTTCCTATGTTTCCTGCAGTATCTGCAGATGTAGTAGCAGTTATAGGTATGTTTACCCCGGTTCCTAAAACTGTACTACCTATATCAGTTGAAGTAAGAGCATAGCTCCACGTTGTTCCACTGACTGTAGCAGTTCTTGTTGTTGTTTTGAGGGTCAACGTTACAGTCCTTCCGCTTTCCACAGTTCCAGTTATTGTTGTTGTGCCGGTTATAATATCGTCTCCACTTATAACATCCATGGTCACGCTCGGTGCAGTGGTATCTACAGTAACTGCTGATGCATATTTTATCGGAGTTGATGGGTAGTTTCCATCTGCACTAAACTGCCTTGCTTGAATTTGATTGGCTGCATATGTTCCTTCTCCAAGTACAAAACTACTTGTACCCGCCGTCGGGGTACTTCCGTCAGTCCAGCTAGCCCCAGAGTCGGTACTATACTGCCATTTAGCAGCACTAGCAGATATACCTGTAACCGTCATAGTTCCATTACTTGTAATTTTATCAGTTGCAGAACTACCTGTATCTTGTGCAAGTGCAATCGAAGTTAACTGGCTAGGAGCTTGGACAACTGTTACAGTCCTAGTTGCAGTTCCGTCAGTATTTCCTGCTAAATCTGTTGCAGTAGCAATTATAGTTTTATTTGTTCCATATCCAAGGCTAGTTAAATCAGCTGCTACGACAGTGTAAGTCCATGTAGATCCGGATATTGAAGCAGTTTTTATTGTAGCTCCAAATGTTAACTTAACAGTATTGACATTTGCATCTGTTACTGTTCCGGTAATTTGAGTAATTCCTGGGTCAACGTTATCTACTAAAATGTTATCGCTAGAAATTGTATTGATGGTTATTGTCGGAGAAGTTGTATCTATCTTGATTGTCGAAGTGTTTCCTACCGGAATTGATGAATACCCAGATGAGTTTGTTTGCCTGACTTGAATTTTATTAGCTGTGTAAGTGCCTTCTGCCAGTTCAAACGTATTTGTGCTTAGGTCTTTACTTGTCCAGCTATTTCCGCCATCGATGCTGTACTGCCAAGATCCGCCGGCACCAACATTTATATCAAGAACAAGCACTGTTCCGTTCTTTGTAATTTTATCAGTAGTTGATGTTCCGGTGTCTTCTGCAAGAGCAAAGGATACGTTGCTTGGTGCAATGCCAACAGTTACTGTTTTAGAAGTAGTTGCGGTATTTCCTGCTCGATCCGTTCCTGTAGCAGTTATAACCTTATTAGAACCAGCGCCTAATGCTAATAGATCGTCTAATACAACAGTATATGTCCATGAGGTTCCATTAACTATTGCATTTCTGGTTACCGTATTAAATTTTAGAGTGACTGCGCTGTCACTTGTTACTACACCAGTAATAGCTGTAACGCCAGGGTCTTCGTTGCTTATTAGAACATTATCTACAGAAATAGTATTAATTGTTATCAGAGGCGCTGTACCGTCTACTATAATTTGTGTGGGATTAGTTGCCGGGATTGAAGTAAATCCTACCGCGTTAGTTTGTCTAACTTGAACTTGTCCAACTGCGTATGTCCCGTTATTTAAAATAAAACTATTCACGTTAGTTGGTAATGGTGTCCATGATGCACCCGAGTTCGTACTGTACTCCCAATATCCGTTAGTGACATTTATGCCGGATACCACTGTTGCACCATTGCTTGTGATATTATCAGTTGATGACAGTCCTGTATCTTGTTGCAATGTAAATGATAATTTATCTGGTATTGGGTTGAAAAACGGCAGTTGCTTCCACAAAATCACATCTGTATTAATTTCACTAAACGATGCAAGTTCTACTTTTTCATTGGTAGTGTTAAATCTTAACATTCCTTCGATTGCAGTAACAGGTCGTTCGTCAGTGATTCCTACCGCAACTTTTAAGTAATCGGTATCGACTATGGATATTCCGTTAATTTGAAGGGCCATATAATTATTTCCTAACTCACATTAAACAGCAGCAGCATTATTAGGGAAACTCCTGCCTGTTCCCCATATTATGCGCACCACTCCATTTGCACCCGTTCCGGCAGATCCGCCGCCGCCACCGTAAGAACCACCGTTAGAAGTTTGATTAAGCCCGGTTCCGCCGCTGCCGCCGCCGCCTCGGCGCGATTGACCGTTTAGAACCGGAGATCCGGCTGTTCCGTTTGCACCAACTCCATATATACCTACGCCGCCCCCACCGCCACCGGCAGTACCACCGGAGCCACCACCACCTCCGCCACCTCCTTGTCCTGCATTACCGGAGAATTGACTAGTACTACCATTAAATCCGGAACCGCCGTCTCCGCCGGCACCGCCGTATCCTCCGGCACCACCACCCCCTCCTATCAAGGAGCCTCCGGTGCCGCCGTTGCCACCACTACCGTACAAAGATTGGTATGTGCCGCCTAGTCCGGCGGCACCATTCGTTCCACCTATTCCTCGTTTGCCGCCACCGGCTCGACAAACTTCGGCTCCATCAGGTAATTTAAAATAGCTATCTCCACCGTCAGTAGCAAACACTGAACCCCCCACTGAGTACTTACAAATTGTTCCCGGAGTTACTGGTATGTCGTTAGCATATGCTAGTGCTCCTCCCCCTCCGCCGGCGCCGTAACTACCTGCACTAGCACTTCCGCTTCCTCCGGCTCCAATGCATAATATCGAAATTTTAGTGACACCGTCCGGCACCAACCACTCTGTTTCAGAAGTGGTAGTTGCAGTGAATGTTGCATCTCCGTAGCTTGATACCCCATACCCTATATATTGCCACCCACTGCTGGTATATACTTCTAGATAGCCAATATCGGTATTATATCTTGTCATGCCGATTACTGGAGTAGACGGTCTTTGTGCAGTAGTGCCTGCTGGTAAAGACAAATAACTAGTAGGACTATCAATAATAGTTGTTGTGCCGTTTATTCTTAATGACATATCTGTTTTACTCCTGTTAAACAACTTTAGTTGTTAAAGTATCGACATCGTTAGATAGTTCTTTAATTGCTTCGATTAAAAATCCAATCAAGGACACATAGTTAACGCTCTTTGATCCATTTATCTCATGAACCACTTCAGGTAATACCTTTTCAATTTCTTGCGCGATTACTCCGTAACCTAAGTGCCCGGTATTCCTCCAATTAAAAGAAACTCCTCGTAATCTTGATAATACATTAACAGAATCTTGAATTGTTTTAATATTTTCTTTTAATCGTTGATCAGATGCAAAGTTAATGTTGGTTGCGTATAGAGTTTGATTTCCAGAAGTATAATACATGTTAGTGGAATCAACTGCACCTTTATCCCAGGTACCAGTTGAGGCCGACGACATAGGTAAGTAATAGGTTGTATTTGCGCAAGTTCCTGCTAACGAAATTGCTGCAGTATATTTAACTCCGTTAATGCATAATCCAGTATCATCAACCCGTAGACGTTCGCATGTTCCAGTTCCCATCAGTACAGTATTGCATAAACCAGCAGCACCTGCCATTGGCCCTATAATAATATTATTTGAACCAGTAGTTACTGAACAGCCCGAGAAACAACCAAAGAATGTGTTATTTGATCCGGTAGTATTATTATATCCAGAACAGTACCCTGCAAAGAAATTGTGAGCTCCGGACGTATTTTTATAACCAGCCAGTCTACCGTAAAAAATATTATGTTCACCAGTAGAATTAGAATAACCATTTTCCTGACCAATAAAGATATTATTACTGCCTGCGCCGGTTGCATTGCTCCCACTTGATTGGCCAAAGAATATATTATTACTACCTATATTTTTAAGGCCAGCATTGCATCCGATAAAAATATTATGTGTTCCAGTTTCGTTACATGCTCCTGCGGAATAGTTAATAAATGTGTTGTAACAGCCGGTATCATTTTTATATCCTGCTTGATAGCCTATAAAAATGTTACTCATTCCAGTAGAGTTTGTAAATCCAGATAACCCACCAATAAATACGTTGGCCGAACCAGTAACGTTACATATTCCCGCTGAACCACCAATAAAGGTATTATTATTACCTACAGAATTTCTAAAACCTGCACAGAATCCAAAAAATGTATTACTTGATCCAGCAGTGTTACAGTAGCCTGCACGGTTTCCAAAAAAGTTATTATTGGACCCAGTGCTGTTTGTTACACCAGCGCAATATCCAGCAAAGAAGTTACTGGTTCCAGTCCCTCCTTGTCCTGCTTGGCTACTGTATATAGTTCCACAAACTCCTGCAGATTTTGAAATTTCTCCGCTACTGCCGGTATACCCGCATGACCCTTGGCTTCCGGTGTATCCAACAGATCCAGTATACCCAGTGTCACCTCGACTACCAACATATCCGGTGTCACCTCGACTGCCGGTATAGCCAACAGATCCAGTATACCCAGTGTCACCTCGACTACCGGCGTATCCGGTAAATACAGACCCGTTGATGAACAAGCCAGTAGCATCAACTTTTAATCTCTCGGTAGCACCTGCTGCCAGAATAACCGTATTACACAACCCAGCAGATCCAGCAACACTTCCAATGATGACGTTGTTTGATCCAGTAGTTACCGCACATCCTGCATTGCAACCAAAGAATGTATTATTACTACCTGTAGAGTTAGATCGACCGGCACAGAATCCAGCAAAGAAATTATGTTTACCGGTGCCACCGGTGCCTGCTTGGCTACTATATATAGTTCCGCAAACACCACTTAGCTTAAATTCCCCGTAACCTTCTAAACTAATGTCACCGGTACCTAAAATACTACATCCGCCGATAGTCTTTAAGTTTGTTATGTTTTCTAAGCCTCTACTATCATTGATAACAGTACAGCTATTAATTTTAATTGCCATCTTCGTTCTCTCCTATAACTGTGAACTCGGCACAATATTTATTGGTTACCCAATCGCTTGTTTAACTCTTCTATCTGTTCTTGTTGGCGTTTTACAACGGCAATCAGTAATGGAATTAGCTGTGAATAGTTTACACTTTTAATTCCATAGTCATTGGTACTAACTACTTCAGGTAATACCGTTTCAATATCTTGTGCTATGACACCGTATGCAGTTTTTCCGGTTTCTTTCCATGAAAATTTAACTGGTTGAACTTTCTCTAAAATGCCAAAAGAATCAGAAATTTCTTCTATATTTTCTTTGAAACGAGCATCAGACAAACTGTTTATTTCAGTAGCGCTTAATGTTCCTGTACTAGGTACAAATGTAAGTTTAGTGGAACTTACATATCCGGACTGTGCACCAGTGTTCGACGAAAAGAACGCAGGGTAATATGTTCCTGCATCGGCTGTTTCGTCAGTAATTTTTACTAATTCATCAGTATTAGTATCAACATAAGTAGAATTAATAGTAATAACATCATCTGTCCTAGCTAACGAAATGTTAGAGCCTGCTTTTAACGTTACACTGTCAGTTCCACTACCACTTCCAGTAGCAGTTAATATAATAGTCTTTTCACCCGTTACTGCCCCATCTCCTGCACTGATACTATACGTTGTATCGGTGTTAGTTGAGTTAATTATTAACTTTTGATCCGTTTCACTCCAAGAAACTACTGTAGAACCTGAACCAGTTACTCTAATGGAATCTGTACTACTATCGTTTCCTATTAACTGTAAATCAACGATATTAGTTGTATCTGCAGGTGTTGACCCATCTAACGAATATGTAGTATTTGTAAACGAAGAACCAAATGTAATTTGATTTTCGCTATCCCTGGTGATAGAAATATTCGAGCCTGCTTTTAGTATTACACTGTCAGCTGATGAATCACTACCAGATAATTTTAAACTTGCGCCTCCTGTTTCTGTTTCAGCAGAAATTGTGTAAGTTGTATTTACGTAGGTAGAACCAATCGTTATTTTCTGGGTGTCTTCATCCCATGATACTGTAGTAGAGCCGATTCCGGCTATCCTAATAGAATCTGTGCTACTATCTGTTCCCACCAATTCAAGGTCAACTATATTCTCTGACGGTGATGTGCCATCTAACGAATATGTAGTATTTGTAAACGAAGAACCAAATGTAATTTGATTTTCATCATCCCTGGTGATAGAAATATTTGATCCTGCGATTAACTTCACGCTATCGGTTGATAAATCGGCTCCGGATAATTTTAAACTTGCACCATTAGTCTCTGTTTCAGCAGAAATTGTGTAAGTTGTGTTCGTTGCAGAAATTGTTAACTTCTGATTTGTCTCATCCCAAGAAACAGTGGCAGCTCCAGAACCGGTTATTCTAATAGAATCTGTGCTACTATCTGTTCCCACCAATTCAAGGTCAACTACATTAGCTGACGGTGATGTGCCATCTAATGTGTAAGTTGTATTGACATATGATGAATCAATTGTTAACTGCTGGGTATCCTCATCCCAGGCGACAGTAGTGGATCCTGAACCTGTTACTCTAATATAATCTTCAACAGCATCAGAATCAATTAATTGAATATCAACTATATTAGCTGATGGGGTTGTACCATCTAGCCAATAAGTTTTATTCACAACATCCCCTGTAGTTATTGTCTGTACGTGTCCGAATGTATCAAATGTAATTGCGTTAACAAATTTATTTGTTTGGGCAGTTACGTCTTCTACGCTACTGGTATCTTTATGTTCTATACGTATAGCATCGTTATTTGCATCAGCAGATACTCTTATTCCGGATCCTGCAACTATTTTTAGCTGATCATTAACACTATCAGTTACAACTTGGGTTCCATCTGCGGTATTCCAATTATATTCGGTATCAGTGTTGTCTATAGTTATGGTATTAAACGAACTAAGACCCGTAGCAGACATAGTGACCGAATTAGTGTCGTCATCATATGCTATTAATATGTTTGATCCGGCTACCAGATTTAATCTTTCAGTATTAACATCCAGTGTTAACTTTGAATCCGTGCCATCACCTATGGTAAGCGTATGGCTGTGCCCTACTAGGGCAAAATCTTCAGCATGATAGCTGTCAAGTAAATCTGCATTTAAATTAGCAACTACAGTTGTGCTAGCTACGCTCAAAGGAGCGGTTCCTACCTCAACTGTAGATACTAATTGTGTAGCTGTTACAGTTCCTGGGAATATGGTGTTTCCAGAAGCATCCAGTAAAGTAGCAGTTCTAACATCTTCTGTACCGTATTGCCTGACATAAATTGGTTCATTTTTATTATTGCCCGTTGCAATTTCTAAAAATCCTGCATCAATACCAGTTGCGCCGCCGCCAATGTACCAGTAATCAGACTCTCCAACTAGTCCTTTAACACCCCTATTCGTATTGCCATCAGCAAAAGTGATATTTCCAGTTCCTGTTACGGTATATGACGGGGAAGAAAAGTTTTGATTACTTGTCCAACTATCTGTAGAATCAACCCATAATATAGTTTTATCTGTGGTTCCTTTTAACGTAATGCCGCCACCGTCTGCAGTTACATCAGTCGGTCCGGTGGTTGTAATATCAGTAACTGTACCTGTAGTTGGTGCTGTACCACCAGTATACGTATACGTAATGCTAGTAGAACTATCAACAGAAAATACTACAGCAGTACCCCCAGTTCCTATTGTTCCTGCACCATTAGTTGCTGTGATAGCGGCACCTGGAATTAGTCCAGATGTATTAGTCATTCCAGTAATTGCAGCAGTCCAGGGCCCGGTGCCAGTAATTGAGCCTACTGTTCCTGTTATACTGACAACCGCAGATACAATAGACCCAAGTTCGATATTTTTATCGTCAACAGTTAGTATATTAGTATTAACAGTAGTGGTTGTTCCGTTTACTATTAGATTACCACTTACCACTAGACTAGGACTGTGTATTGTAGTCGTGCCGCCCGAAGTACTACCAACAGAAATATTAGTTATACTACCTGCCGAACCGCCAGTACCTAAGTTAACAGTTTTTGTTACACCACTACCATTGATACCTGTTCCAAGGTTAAGTGTATGCGCTACTGTACTACGATCTACTGTAATAGTTCCTGTTTGTAAAGTGCCGCCAATTAACAAGTCTCCGCTAGTTTGTCCGCTAGCAATTATTATTTCCGTGGTAGTATTTTCACCAAGTAATGTAGTGGCAACATTTCCTGCAGTTATTGTGCCTCCGCTAACTGTTAAATTACCCGTTACTGATGTGTTTCCGCCAACATATAAGTTTTCTGTTATACCGGCACCACCCGTGACGCGTAATGTTCCAGAAGTTGTGCTTGTCGATGGTTCGTCTTTTGTTAAAAACAAGTTATTGGTAATTTTAGCCGTTCCGCCGACTGTAAATTTGTAAAGGAACTCGCTGTTTCCTATTCCCAGACTGCCAGTGCTTGGTTGGTAAAATAAATCGCTATCATCGACTTTTAATACTTCATCTCCAGTACTATTTGAGACAAAGGTTAAAAAATGTGTTGCGGTGTCTGTAGTTTCGTTAAGTACCGTTGATTTATTCGAAACAATAGATTCTGCAAATACAGATCCTGTAACATATACATCGCTACCTACATATAGGTCTTCTGCAATGCCTGCGCCACCTTTTACGACCAGAGATCCGGTTGTTGGGCTTACTGATGGTGTAGTAGCTGCTACTACAAGCCCGTGTTTAACTTCAAATTCTTTATTAGTTGTTGCCATTCGCTTCCCTATCCACGAAGATTTCTAGAAAATGTTCTAGTTTAGTATTTATAAAAAAAGCATTGCGGTATTTTGCAATGCTTTTTTAGTGTTACCTAACTTATTAAGTCAGCTCGATCAATTGTCTTTCAGCTTTGATTACCGTTTTTCTAACTGTACCAATTGGGAGCTTACTATTTGTAATAGTAGTATTACCTTGAGGAGATACAATCAATCTCACATTGGTTGCCGTGGTGTCTGCGCTAAATGCCGCTACGGTTCCGTTAGTTTCTAACGTTGCATATTCTGTAATATAGATATTAGGAGTTCCGGTGATAATTGCACTTGATAACGGAATAGTTGGAACCGAACTAACTCTGAACGAAGTTGAACTAATAATTTCTGTAACAAATGTATTAGATTCAAATACGCCTGTTGAAGAGTCCGAGGTTACTACTACGCCCATTCCAGGGTATAGGTTTGTTGTGCTGTTTACTGTTATCACATCTGCTGCATTTGATGCTGATGCAGTTGAAACGTAATTTCCAACCAGTGTTCCTCTAATAGTTGCAGCGGTTAATGCCGTAGTTGGAGCATTGCTTAGTGTAATTGAAGTATCTGTTACAAAACTTTCTACTGTTGTTCCAGCAGGTAGTGCACCAGTACCATCTACTACAACTACTGTCATACCTACATAAACACCTGCTGTACTGGTCACCGGTAAAGTTGCGGTATTACTAGTTACTCCGGAAATTGTGAATACCGGAGCATCTGTAGTTAATAGAATCTCGGAAGTTTGAGTTCTAGTAGAAGTAGTACCGACTTGAGTGGCTTGAATTGTATACTTGGCAGACCTATACATACCCCAGTTAAACCCAAGATCAAAAATTTGATTAGTTGCAAGTGTAGTAAACTCTTTCGATATGGTGTTAACTTCTTGAATACGATTTAATATCCATTCTGCAGTTACTACTTCAGTTCCAGTTGCATTTATATTTGGGCTTGTACCTAGTTTAACGACTCCGTTTCCACTAGAAATTGTAGTACCACCGATTACAACTTCGCCAGTTACTGCTGGGAATACTTCTGCTTTTCCTGTAGTTACATCGGTAGTTAACTTAACTGTGCCTTCTGGCGTGCTTCCAATAGTTAATGTATTTCCTGTTACTGCACCACCAAATTTTAAGGTACTTGCCGCAGCAGTTGCTGCAGTTGCAATATTAACTGTTCTTGCAGCAGTGCCAGTATTGGCAATAGTTACGGTTGCCGCATTAGCAGAATAATTAGTTGTTCCTGTTATTGTTGGGAACACATTACCTACAGATGCAGCATTAGTTGCATCGAATGTAGCATTACCGGCTGAGCCAGTATTAATAGCAATACGGTTTGTGCCAGTAGTAGTTAATCCACCATAGGTTAATGTATTATTATTATTACCAGTTGCGCCTGCAATAGTTAATGTAGTTGCCGAAGTAGTAGTATTTTGTAAAGTAACAGTTGTTGCATTTTCTGCAAGTTTTACTGTTCCAGAAGTTGTAGTCGGGAACAATGCAGCAGTAACCCCAGAAGTGTTTGTATCAAAGGAAGCTACACCACCAGTTGTGCCGCCTACTTTAATCGAGTTAGTTCCAGATGTTATTGCTCCACCAAACAGCATTGTGCTAGCAGCCGAAGATCCTGTAGCAATTTGTACTGATTTTGCAGCAGTTCCTGCATTAGTTAGTTGGAGTGTTGCTGCATTGTTACCGACCGAAACTACTCCAGTAACTGATGGGAATACCGTTGCACTACCTGAAGTTACATTAGTGGTAATTGTTGCAATTCCACTGGCATCGTTTCCGCTGACTGATAAAATGGCATTTCCAGTTTCTGCACCTATTTTTACAGTAGTTGCGGCTCCTCCAAGGTTTACTGTGCCAGTTACGCTAGTGAATACGTTGGCAACGCCTGAAGTTACACCAGTTTCAAGATTGACTGTACCAGTCCCGGTACTTTCGATTTTTAATCTGTTATTCGAAGTTAACCCACCGAATTTTAGTATACTAGCAGCATCAGTTGCCGAGGTCGCAATGTCGATAGTTCTGCCAGCCGTACCAATATTTGCAATATTTACATCAGTTGCGCCATCGAATAAGTTACCAGTTGCAACGCTTGCAAACACGTTTGCAGTTGTGACACCGATAGTAGTTCTTAGTGTAACCGTTCCTGTAGTAGAGTTTCCTACTAATTCTAGTACGCTGTTTCCAGTATTTTTACCAACACTAATTACTGTGCCTGCTTCCCCGATGTTTATAGAAGTTGCACTTCTAAACGCATTTACTGTAGTCGGTTGATTTAATAATTCGAAAGTAGTTGCTGTGGAAGTTATGTCTCCCCCGTTTACAGCTAAATCTCCACCTAGTAATGTGTTACCAGCTTCAACCTGTATTGCGTAAGGATTTGTTATTGTTACGTTACTACCAGCTAACGGAGCATTGCTAATGTACAAACTTGCGGCACTAGAGTATGTTACACCAGTATTCACAGAACCAATTGTTTGCTGATCTATTCGTGCAATAGCTCCTTGAGTTACAGTTCCACTAGCTACAGTATCTATATCGTAAAAACTATTAGTTGGAATCTTTAATGCTACACCAGAGGTTAGGTCCACTGCACTTGCAGTCATCTCTGGACTGGCAATAAATGTTCCGGCTTTTATTGCCCCATAGCTTCCGGAGAATGTACTTGCAGCACTTTCTTGTCCATCTTTATAGAACTCAAATATACCGTCGTTATTGCTCACACCGCTGAATGCGTAACGCTGGTCAATAATAATCAATCCAGTCTGAGTGATGTTTGATGCCGGATCGCTAGGTAATGTTATATTAAATGCGCCACTTGCTGCATTGCTGATAACAAAAGTACCATTATAAACTTCAGGCAAGTTATTTGTTAAGGTAACAACATCACCGTCGGTTAGTGCTGGACCTGTATAGTTAATTGTTGCAACTGCTCCAGCATATGTTCCGCTAGAAACTTCAAGTTGTGTAACTCTGGTAACAGTACCTAACGCACCTGTTGTAATTACAGAACTAGATAACGAGCTTGCAAAGCTAACACTGTTAGATGTGCTATTAGTAACTTTATACGTTCCGTTAAATCCTACAGGGTCAACACCGCTTACTGTTATTATCTGCCCAATGTTAAATTGATAGTTTGAACCTACTGTTAAGGTAGCAGTTCCACCAGAAGCAGTTCCACCTGTTACAACAACAGAATCTCCAGCAGCTTTGTAATAATTGTATTTGACACCGATGTCATATCCATCATCTACTGTTAGATATCCAGTTAGAGGTTTATGTAAATCTATGACGCTATCTTTAATACTTGTATTTGTGGTATTAACTATAGTTTGGCTACCTTTAACAATTAAATTACCAACAACAGTTAAGTCATGATTAATTGTAGTAGTTCCGATTGCATCACCGATATTAACTTGTGTTGCATCACCACCAATGTTTAATGTGGTAACACCAGAATTTACTAAGTTATACGTAGTAATTCCAGTACCTTGTAATAAACTAGTACCGTTAGTTCCAGTTCCGCCGTTTTCTGGAGGTAAAATTCCATTGATATGGCTCACACCATAAACCGTACCATCTAATTCAACCTTACCGTAGAAAGGCGCGGTTGTAAGCCCTCCTGAAAGTAAAACACTACCTATTGCAACATCATTGAGCCCTTCTAGATCCGTAGGAGTAGAGGCATAAATAACATCTCCAGGAGTATATGCTTTACCAGTTATACCATTGTTACTTGCTAATAATGTTGCTGCAGTAGTATACCATTTATTATCACTTGCTGCAATAAATTCTACTGCAGTATAATTATTCATAGTATAAGCATTATTTGCCGATAGGCTGTTAATGCTTGTATTTGAATTTCCTGCTCTAACCGTTGCACCACTCAGTAGTGATTCCGACGGAACTTTATCAACTGCAAATGTAGTTCCGCTTAAAATACTAGTAACTGTCGTATTTGGTTGGAATAATCCTGTACCGGTTATTACGGTAACTTTCATTCCAGGAAATAACCCATTAGTGGTATTAACAGTAACCGTTGTTCCTGAACTAGATACTACTGTCACATCAGAAGGTGACGATAATGGATATACCGCAATAGGATTAAGGCTTGCATTAACTATACGAACCTTTCTTCCGGTAACTGCTGGCGGAAGCCTAATGCCATTGTAAGGTTCTACATCGTTAGTGGAATTTATTATTACTGAATTATCTTTTGTTACAACAGTGCTATCTAACTGACTTGTACCGGTTGCTTCAATTCCAACTTCGGTTTTTGATAGCATTGTTGAATCTGTATAAGCAACCGTTCTTCGAACCAGAGCTGCTAAGTCTCCGCTGAAAGTTCCATTGGTAGATTTCTCAGAAACATATAAATTATATCCATCCCATTCAACAGATCCTGAAGCTAGATCAGGTAAATTTGTGCCTTCTTGAAAAGTTAATGGTGCGTGAGTACCATCACTAGCGGGTAAATTTACACCAGTCCTTACTAGAAATTGCTTATTAATTGTTGACATTGTCCACTCCTATATCCTTATTTATGCTCTAAATTTAAATGTACTTACTCTAGTTGCGTTGACTGAGAAAGGCGTATATACTAGTTCTACATTTGACCCTGAAATTCTACTAGAAAAAACTCCCAGCAGCTGGCTGGTATGCACGATGCCATACTCACTGGTGTTAATATCTACCCCATTGTGTACCAACATAATTTCCTGTCCAGATACCTGGTTTGTTACTGTATCCTTAACTCTCACAATATACTTTGCTAGATTATGGTCAGCTAGTGCAAACGAATCAATGACCGTTGCATTAGCATTTAAAATCTCTATTTCTGAAGTTGTCGTATTAAATTGATTTGCAACCACTTCACTAAACGATGCCTTTGCGGGGGTTGTCTCTCCTATAACAGTTCCATCAATGTTACCACCGGTAATAGCTACCTTAGGACTTACAAGATTTACATTCATGGTCCCGATATTACCAGTTACCACATTATTTGTAATTCCTGAACTAGGTATGTAAGTTAACGCATCCAATGATCTAATGTATCCAAAGAATCCCTGTCGAACTAATAGGACCACAGTAGCATTTGATGTATAAGTTCCTGGTATCGCCGTCGGTGTTATTGAAATATTAAAACTAGTGCTAGTTGGGTCTGCTGCAGTGACTTTCCATTTTCCATTAAAGATTGTATTCGTCGATCCTGCGATGATAACCGAATCATTAGTAGTTATTTTAGCATTGCTAACAGTCGTATTTAAATTAACCGATGTAGTATTAGATATACCGTTTGAAGTTAGGACTATACTGTTGATTAGTGCTGCCAAGTTCGTATGATCGTTGTATTTTATACCGTAATCTACGGAACTAGGTATGCTAATTTGTTCAGGACCAAATCTAACAATAGAGTTTCCAATAATTAATTCATCTTTAACAGTTAAATCGTGTTCTACAGTAACCATTCCCGGTTCAATAGTAAAAGCTAACTGCTCTTTAGGATAGAACTCCAGTTTTCCAGTTGCATCGTTGGTTCCAGTTGTGTAAGTTGTAAACTTAGCGCTAGAAAAATTAGTTGCTGCAATGCTATTAGTTGTGATTCTTAATGTGTTAGTTTCGTTATATCCAATATCTAACGTAGGATGCAAAGTGTAAGTACTATCAAAAATATTAACATCTTTGTTTAAATTTTTAATATTGGGTTGGGTTTCTGTAACAATGGTTCCGTCGATACTGGTAAAATAACCAGTTTTCCATTTGCTAGTAGATTTTCCAAAGTCAATACTGTTAGATAGTTCTGGAATAACTGAGGCATTACCGGTTACACCAAACACCAAATCCTGATTTAAAGATTGATTCTTTATAAGATTAAGATCAAGTTTGATGTTGTCGACTGTCAATTCAGTCAATGTGCCCACCCGTGTTATCGTAGTCTGAGTTGGATTGGAAACTGTTGCAGCCGATCCTGTGGCATTACCGTTTAATGTTCCATAGAAATTCGGAGACGTTACACTGGTTCCTACATTTAATCGTTTTTCAATGCCAACACCACCCTCAACAATCAATGCACCTGTATCTTTACTTGTGCTTTCAAGAGTCGATGATATAACAACTGCCCCAGTGCCTGTAGTTTTTAATATAATATTGGCATCAGCATCTACGTTAGATATAGTGTCTGATGTAATATTAATATCACCGATCGTTGCAGATAATGCCGCACCCCCTCCGCCCGCCACAAAGTCAACATACGCTTTTGTTGCGGCATCTTGTGCACTAACAGGGGTTGCTAAATTAGAAATGATGGTGTTGGATAAATCAACTACACCAGTTCCGTTGGGATTAATAACAATATCTTGATCAGTCCCTATGCTTATTAGACTATTTCCAATTATACGTAAACTATCTATAGTAGTAGGACCAGTTACGATACCACCTGCTAAATTTAAATAGTTATTTTCTAAATATTGTACTATTGCTGTCTGCGTAGGAGCTGTATAATCATCTGTAAACCCAGTTGAAGAAATTAAACTAGAGTTGTTGCTAATTTCTTTTAGCTGAACACCTACTGGAACCCCATTTCTAATCAAAGGACCCAATGCACTTATATTAGATAAGTTAAAGTTACTAGCATCAATGGTGGAAGTTCCAGTTAATTGATTTATTTCTAGAACATCCCCAATTTTAAAAATTCCCGAATCAGATAAGGTTGAGAAAAATATCTTACCATAATTTGTTTCAGTAATTTCATTTAATGCATTTGGAGATCCGCCGTTTTCTGGAAGTGCATGAAGTGTGACACCAGAGCCAACATACTTAAATCCATGTCCATTTGCTGAAATCTTACTACCAAGGTAGAAGTTAACCTGGGTTCCTGTTTCTGCAAACAATGGTCTTGGAACTAGTGATATCAAACTATTTGTAACAACCAACGGAGTTGCTGCCGAAATATAATACTTACTAGAATCACCCACCAACTCTAACAGCGTGCCTGTAATCGGACGAGAAAGCATGGTCCCTATGTTTAATTGTCCTACACCACTTAATTCCACACTGGTAGTGGCTTCTGTTGTTGGAGATCCTCCAGTAAGCGTTACGGACGGGACTGTTTTATATCCATAACCAGGTTCAATAATCGTTATTTGTGTCACTATTCCTGCATCTATTACAGATGTAGCAGTAGCTTGTGTTCCAATATATTCTAGTGTGGTTGTACCGTCAACTTCAGAGCCAGATGTATGTGCTGGGGGGACCATTCCAGTGGTACCAGCAATTATAACTTTATAAAAGTTTCCATTACTAGTTAATGTTTGCTCTATTGTATATACTGTATCCGGTTCCCAAGAGACACCTCCAGCAATCGGAGGATCAATGGAAACTGATGGCGCTTCACTGTATCCACTTCCACCACCAGTTACATTTATTAACGCGACAAAACTGTACTCGCTCTGGCTTACTATTGCATTAGTTTTATAAGGAACCGAAGAAAATCCATTTGCAATGAGTCCATTAATACCGTATTCAGTAGTACACGCAGATGCTTCTATAAATCCGCCCGATTCTGTCTTTAAAGATTCATAACAAAATTTGGTGACAACACCATTTGCCAGTATATATGCACCGTTTGATGCTGTTAGTCCATATCCGCCCTGGCTCTCAACAACTAATCTATCTACAATTACGGTTTTAATTGTTGAATTGCTAGAGAATCTAGAACCGTCGACGTTAACACCACCGCCTGCACCGGCAACATCAATGCGTTTGCTGACGTTTGGTACATCTGAATTTTTTATTAAAGGGAGTGCGCCCGGTGTGATTGCTGGATTCTGAACTGTCTTTTTAGGAATAAACAGTGTACCGTCAGCTAAGAAAGGTCCTGTAATTACCGTACAATTTCTTACTATCGGAGATTCTGTAACTACAGCGCCTACTGCAATTGCAAACGCATATCCAGGAGCTCTATGGTTTTTTATTTTAACATCTTGTACTAAACAAGCATTATTAAGGTGAAAAATATCTAGAGTAGGATTTGCCGGTATAACGGTACAGTCCTGTCCTATTATTGTTATTTCGTTATCTAATTTTAAAGGATTTAATTCTTTATAAACCCCACTAGAAACTATGATAGCCGTTCCTGGAATGGCTGCTGATAGCGCTGATCTAATCGTAAGCTTAGATTCAACTATTGAAGATCCGGTATTTTTATCATCACCGCCCTTGCTAACATAAATGACGTTTTTTACAGGCCTAGAAATTAAGTCATCCTGGCTAATCCATTTTGTGCTGCCATCGAGTCTAGCAATTAGTACACTGTTATCTACACTAGGTTTCCCTAGTGCAGGTTGTGCTTCAGTTAACGAAATAAATTCGTACCTAGAAGATTCTAAATCTTCCAAAGGAGTTACTTTTGTTTTTCCACTTAATAAATTAGGCATTTGCAGTCTCTAGTATACTTAAGGTAATTTTTAAAGCGCCTGAACGGCTAGCATATGCTATCACGCTGTCAAAGCTTTCTAAAATCATTTTTCCGTTAATTACGGTTGCTGAATCGTTTGGAGGTACAGTGAATTCTTTTACCAGTTCTGTTAACGTGTCTCCTGCTTGATATCCATTTTGTGTAGACGGGTCAGCGAATACCGGTAGGCGTCGATAGTGTCCGAACGTAACTTTTGCTGCGGTATCTGACACGTTGGCTACCTGTGCCATTAGTATAATTGCAGTAATGCCAGGTGGTGCTGTGTAAATTTTGGTAGTATTAGGGGTATTCAGCGACTTTAGATATGCAACTGCTTCTGCAACTAAGAAATCTCTATTTGCTAATAGCAGATCAAATGCTTTGTTAATTTTAGGATCTGTTGATAGTCCAGTTAAATCAATCGGTGCTGCAGCGCCAGGTGCTGCACTTGGGCCAGCGCTTATAATACCGGTAATAATATCTATTTTCTGATTAATCTGCGTAAGAATATAGCCGTCTGTTGAGTCTATATATGCCGCAGGTAAGTTAGTAACCTGCAGTACTTCGGTTTGTAACGGTGTTGGGAATTTTGTCAAGGAAACAATGCTTGCAATAACATCTTTTAAGTAGTTATATGCATTTACTGTATCAACTTTTTCAGTAGGAACAAGGCTAATTGTTGCACTGTGATCATAGTAGTACACCCCTGCTTGAACAGCCTGCCTGTTTCCTCCCCACAAAATATCAAAACGTATACAATCAACAATATATCCTACATCTCTTGAACATAATGAAACATCATAGCTAAAAGATCCACGAGTTTGGCTGTCAACAAATGCAACTACTTCAGCAGCTAAGAAGTCTCGATTAGCTAACAGCATTCTATATGCATTTTCTCTATCTCGATCTGCGGTATAGTTAACATTGATAGCTTCCCTAACACTGGTGTCAGGGCCGTTTTCAATCATGCCAGTAATAATGTCAATTTTAGTTTTAGCAATTTCAGAGTTATTTAATGTACCAGGAGGAAGGTTAGTTCTTTGTTTAACTGCTGTTTGATACTTTCCTGCAACTGGGTTGCCCTCTATTACTTCATCTAATATTGATCGTAAGTAATTGAATGCGGTGACTGCTACAGATCGCTGTGTAGGGAATACGCTGGTAGTTGTAGAAAATCCATAATAGTAGACCCCGGCTTGTATACTCTGACGATTTCCGCCGAATAATAGGTCAAAGCTAACACTATCTATAATATACCCGGCATCTCTGAAACATTTTTCTTGATCGTAGGTAAACCCATCCCAAATGCCTCCGAGACCAGTGTTATCAGAAATTTGTTTAGTAATCCATGCAATGACTTCTTCTTGTATAAAACGCTTATTATTTTGCAATAAAGTGTAAGCGTTAATAATACCTTCAATTTGTGATCTCTCTCCGTTAGGAATTACCTGATCTGTAACTGCACTGGTTCCTGCCGTAATAATACCGGTAATAACATCAAATAATCCACCTACTAGTGTGACACTGGCTAGGTTACCTTCTGCATTATTTCCGATAAATTGCGATTCATCGTTGCCATCTGTTGGAATTACTTCAATATTTCGTATCACATTTTGTGCTACGGTTTTTATCCTAGCAATTGCAGCAAGGGTTTGTGCGCTTTGGTCCGGAACTTGTGTCGAACCTTGGCTCCAATATTGTAATCCTGAAAAGATACTTTGAGTCGAACCATCAGTTAGCAAGTCGAAGGCAATAGAGTCTACTATTAACCGAGTATCTCTTGCGCAATCTGTTTTATTATAACTAAATGTGTTAAACTGGCTATTTACGTAAGCAATAATTTCTGATTGTAAAAATCCTCTGTTTGCATACAAAATAGCTGCAGAATTTAATAAATCTGTATCTGTAGTTTGTTCTTTATTCGGTTCAATAAGGTCTGTAACACCTTTAGTTCCGTTTTCGATAATTCTAGATATAAGATCGAATTCTGCTGCAATTTTTGACTGTCCGTTAACTCCACCTGATGGTAAATCGACTATTTGCGTTTCACCGTTTCCTGGGGATACTGATACAGTCTGGTTAATCACTAGTTGTTTAGCAACTTCTTTTGCTCGATCCAATGCCGCTAGTGTTTGCAAAGTTTCACCTGGAATTTTACTTGCACCCTGTGCCCAATATTGCAATCCAGAAAATCTCGACTGGGTTGTTCCAGAATATAAAATGTCGAATGCTATAGAATCTACAATTAGCCCGGTGTCCCTAGCGCAATTTGCAGCGTTATAAGTCGATGTGGTTAACACCGCAGTTTTTGTTTTAAATGTATTTAATGGTAGTAATGCCATGTTGCTAAATCCTCTTTATTCAATCGACAGTATAAACGGGGTCATTGTTGCAAACAGACTCTTTTCAAAGGTTCTTCCAGTTAATGTTCCAGTTGCCTGATTAATAACTAGACCCTCACCGATTCGGAAGTCTCCGTTCTGATCTGTACTTGTGAAGAAAACTTTTCCTCCGTCTAACATATTTACTTCTCTTTCCTGTTTAGGATCAGCACGGCCTACCATAGGTAATGCCCCGTAGTTAGATCCTGCCCCAACATACTCAAATAAGTATCCTGATGCTGTCATGTAACTTCTCTGATAGAAGTTAATAATAGCACCATCCGGGAATAATGAAGTGTTTGTAGTATTATCTTCTAGGTTTATTAAATGATAAGTTCCAGATCTAGCATAATAACTTAATCCTGAATAAACTGCGTTGTAGTTTCCACCAAGAGTTAAATCTTCAGCAATTTTACTTGGAATTAATGCAGAATCTCTTAGGCACTTTTCTTTATTATATGTAAATCCTGGATTTGCAACAACATAATTGTCCATAAACTTACTAATTTCTGCAACAATAAAGTTAATATTCAATAATATCAACTCCGATGCGTCAGCATCACTTTGCGTGACGAATCCCTTTTTAACGATGCCTGGAGTCGCACTTTGACCTTGATCAAGTATGTCATAAACGATTGTTGCCAACAATAATGTCCTAGCTATTGTACCAGTTGTTGGATTGTTTGTTAAATTAAGTGTAACTTGAGGGACCGCAGTCTGTAACGGGGAACCATACATTGTATTGGATACAATGGATTGTAGAAGTGTTCTAATGTATTCGATGGTCAATAGTTCTGGAGCTTTCTGATTATTTGGGAACACTAATAACCCTTCTGCAACCGGATCTGGAGCTTTCTCACTAGATAAAATTGTGTAATACGCTTTTCCTGCTACAAATATTGTGAAATAAGTAGGATTTTCAGGGAAACTTCCTCCTTTATTTACAGGAGTATTTAAATAGATTGTATCTGGGCCTACATCAGTAATAACTGTATCTTCCAGTAAATATCTTTCTCCGGTAACAGGATCCGAGTAACTGCCGAATTGATCTCGCACATATACGTGTTGTCCTATATACATGTCATTGACTTCTATCCCTGAAATTGTTAGACTATCTTCTATAATTTCAGAAGTTGTAATGGTACTGGTGATATATCCTGGTAGGTTTTGCTCGTTGATATAATCATCAGGAGGGATTACTTCCATTACTAATCCAATGTGCGGTCTATTTGCAGCATCTGGAACAAAAACGCAAACCTGCTGATTTCTCGGGAAATACCCGTCAGGATAGAATTGGTTAAATTCAAATGTTTTTGTTAAACTGTTGTAGACTTTATTAGCAGGATTGTAAATTGTGCCGGAGAATTCTTTTGGTCCGTATCCTTTAGAAACCATGCAGTAGTCACCGAAGTTACTGTTCGCGTTAGTAATGGACATAATCCCACCGTTATCTACTTGCATAGATATAGAGCAGAACACTGTGAACATCGAAACTAACTGTGTATAACCACGATTAGTTGCTCTAGCTCCGCGGCCGCCTTGATTTAGCTGTGTAAATGCATCAACAACCATAGACCTTATAGGAGATATATCGCTTACACGATCACCGTCAATAATTAATCCACCCATTGAGCCATACTTATCGTACTTACGCTGATCCCACTCTGGATAATTATCAAAATCTTTATCTTGCAACGGATAGACCGATGGGTATCCAAAATACAACCTAGAATTTGTTCCGATACCAACAGTCGGCTTATCTAATCCTATAATGTAAGTATTAGCAACTCCAGCTTTAGGTGTAACTGATGTAACCTTGGTAGATTGTTGAACGTCATCAGCGCTAACTCCAGTTGCAGCAAATAAAGCAGTTCCTTGATATATTTCTGGAACAGCTGCTTCACCATTTTCGATGATATCAGTTATAATTTTTGTATTTCTTACTATACTACCAACTGTAATTTCACCTTTTGAATAATACGTGTTTGTTACTTGCTCGCTTGTAAGATCAGGCTTAATATTCTGAACAATATTAGTCATTAACCCTTTGGCATAGTTTAATGCATCAATTGTTTGTGTTGCTTCGCCTTCAATTACTAACACATTTGCCGAGTAGTATCCTCTGCCGGCTTCTGCTGACTTTTTATTTCCACCTAATAATATATCTTGGCTTATCGAGTCTATAATATAACCAAGATCACGTTCACATTTAGCCTTTGTGTCGTACTTTTCATTTAAAAATCCTAAAGTACTGGTTTGTATACTAGCTAAATTAGTTAAAATTGTAATCTTATCAACATTATTAGCAGTATAGTTAACACCTTTGATGTAATTAGGCATTGTTATAACTACCGTACCAGACTGTTCGATAATTATGTTAATCTGATCGATAAGAACTTGTAACGTTACTGCCTCATCAAATGTTCCCACTGGCAGTTCTAAATATTGTCGTAAATCGTCATTTCCTTGGGTTGGAATAACTGGTATATTTTGTACAACGCTACTAATAACTTGTTTTAAATGCTCGTAGGCAGCAATTGCTTGTTGTATTTGACCTGGTAAGTAAGTTGTTGTGCCTAAATAGTAAGCATTTGCTACTTCAACAGATTGGCTATTTCCTCCGTATAGTAAATCATAAACTAACGCATCAATAATATATCCGGTATCTCGCCTACAAAGAGAAATATTATATGTAAATTCTGATGTAAAAGGAGGTGTGTTAGTTGCAACTTGTTTATTAATCCATGCTATAACTTCTTCAACTAGGAACGGTTTATTTTTTATAATAATTCTAGATGCATTTATTTTATTTGAAGTACTTATTAACTCTTCTGATGAGGTACTTAATGGATTTATAAACTCTAAATCAGGTGCTGCAAAATCTGATACTTTATCAATTATGTCAGTTACAGTTTTAAATAACTCATTAATCTTCTTAATTGTATCTGCCTTAGTAACAGGATTAAGCAGTGCAACTGCAGTATCCCTTGCAAAATTTAATCCTGCAATAGTTTTTTGTTTCTGTAAAGTAGTTACTGTTGAACTGTAGCTTCTTGTATATGCAATTCCTGCATATAAAGATCTATAATTTGTTCCTAAAATTAAATCGTCAAGTACAGAATTTAAAATAATTCCTACGTCTCTACTACATTTAGCTTGATCAAATGTTAACAGCCCTGGGTATTTTGTATCTACATAAGAACTAACTTGTTTAATAATAAACTCTCGGTTATCCTGTATCAGCACTTCCCCGCACACCAATCCGAATTCTGCACCGGTAGAATAATATATCTTTGGTGCGGCACCAGGACCGTTTGTTATTATATTTGTAATGATGTCAATATTGTTAGATATTGGGATGAGTGCAATCAGCCCATCTGTTAAATTTGGGTTGAATACTTGAGCGTGAACACCTGTTCCAGATAACAAATCTGGAGCTGGTAGACTAGGATTATTTTGCAGTATGCTTGTCGCTAAAGTTTTAATGTAATCGAGTGCATCAACAGTAACCGATTCTTCTCCAGGTATTAAACTAGTAACGCCGTCAAAATATGCAAGTCCAGATTCGACACTTTTACTATTTCCACCAAAGCATGCATCGTATAATACATTTTCAACAATTATACCAACATCCCGACGACATTTTTCTCTAGCATATACAAAGGTAGGATACGTAGTTTCTACATAAGCAAGAACCTGTTCTTGAATAAAAGGCTTATTTGCTAAAAGCAATGTTCTTGCATCAAAAAATCCAATGTCTTGCGGAGCAGTATTGATGCTCATTCCTGCTAAGGGAACATCACCACGCTTAATTTCAACTTCAATCTCGTTAAGGCCTTCAGTAAATGTAGTAATTCCAACACTTAATGGTAATTGCACTGTCTGATTTGGAATAAACATGGTGCCATCTTTGAGCCAAGGTCCAGATTGATTTGTGCAGTTTTGTATATAGGGAGACTTATAAATCGTTAACTTGCCTGTTTTTAAATTAACATTAGTCTTTGGTACAGTATTCAGAGATTGCTTAGAAACAAATATGGTATTACCAACCACCGACCTAACAATCGTATTCTCTGCAAAATCTTCTCCAATAATTTCAATTCCTGGGATAACCTCATCCGAAATACTGATAACTTGTATTTCGTTACTCTTTGGCTGAATATTTCCCGTGATTTGAACTGTATTTGTTGGGAACGCTACAGTGTATGCTCCTCGATCAATGTAAGGATCAATTATACCACTTCGTCCATTTATAAATTGCATCTGTGCAAGGTATGTTGAGCTATCAACATGAAATAAATCTTGAGTTTTGTTAATAGGTTCAACTGTAGTAGTTCTTAAATCACTACCTATAACACTGGTATATGGTTTTAGTCTAAGTGGATTGTTTTCTAAGTACCTGCCTGGAAATACTTTTATGCTTGTTCCTGGCCTATACAAAGGACTTCTAATCGCTCCTCCGATAGTTCTACAGGCCCTGGTAGGATCCATACTGCTGCCATCGTTTGTATCATCTCCGTCCATTGTAACGTATAACGTATTCGTAACAATAGGAGCAGTTCCGTACGGTATTCCGGTGACAACCAAATCTCCTTCGAAGACTGCCTTTCCTGATACATTTAACTCTTTTTCGATGTCAACACGACTAAGAATGTCTACTTTCCCAGACCCCCTTGCATCAACGACCACATCTTTGTTGACTGTGTTAGTAATTTTGTTAACAAATAAATCATTCCATGCTTGATCCGGAATACCTAAATTGAACGTATCGCTTTGCTTAGGAATTAAATCCGAAGTAAAGTCAGCTGCAACAGAAATAGAATCACCAGGTGTTGAACCAAAAGTTAACTTTCCATCAATAGTTGTATTACCTGTAACATACAAGTTGTTGTTAACTTTAACTTGTGTTGCTGAATCATCAGAACCTAAGACAACGTCTTTAGAATCTAACACAACCTTGCCGTTAGCTTCAACTGCTACACTGTTATCCTTAACATTTTTTTCGTTTATCTGGCTTCTTTTTAAAAACTTCATTATGAAACTCTCAAGGTACTAATAATAGCGTTAACGCCTTTTCCGTTATCATCTGGTCCAATTGATGCAATTGCCTGAACCCTATCACCAGTTGATAAAATAATTTTTTCAGTATCAAACGTAAAAGTCTCGCCTGCAGGTATAGTTAAACTGTTAACAACCATATTTCGAAAATCTCTTGCTTCGTTAGCTGGAACGTAATGTACCGTTAATGTTATATCAGTGTCTGCACTATTACAAAAAATTATGCAGGTTACAGCATATTCTCGAACATCGGTAGTTGCAAGTCCGGGGCAAATAAAGATTGTAGTTTCAGCTGTTAAAATTGCTGTGCTCTGAATAGCCATTTTTATTCCTTAAAATATCAAACTATAGACAATTGCTCTACGTTTGCTTATTAATTCGTCGTTTGTTCCTTGAGTGTTTACAAAATACAACCCAGTTCCACCGCCACCAACTTCGTTTTTAGAATAGAATTTAACATACCCTGGATTGGATTCTTGCGATGGATTATAACTCACAGGAGCATTTTTTAAATTCAATACACTATCTAATAGTAATACGTTGGTGGAAATATTAGATATACTATTAGATTCTAATCTAATATTGTCAGCGGTTAATCCAGAATTGTTAACTACGACTCTAGGAAATGCATCTACGTCAAATACGATTTCACCAAGGCCTGTTTGATTTGTATCGAATACCTGTACTTTAGTGTCGCCTTCTTGTATTTTATTTGTAGAAAACACTCTACGATTTGTATAATCTACAATGGCTCTTATATTCGGAATCGCATCATCATTTTTTACAGGATTCGGACGTACTGTACCTGTCGCAGAGGATGTTGCAAGGTCTGGACCTTCGTTTCTATAAGTCAGTGTTACCGCATTAGAACCAGCATCAGGAACTGAGACAACAGTAGCAAATAATGTGTCAAAAGTTGAATTATTTAAAACAAATATATCAACTTGTCCACCAGCTATTATAGTATGCGGGGCACTGGTTGTTATTGTTGCTATATTATTAATTCTAGATATAGTTGATATTTCATAAACTGTATTAAGTTTATCGTAATCAAGAATTTGTCTTTCATAATTTAAGGTACCAGTGACATTAATAATGCCGGTACCTTGTGTGATTAAATTTAAATCATTCCCACCAGTGTCTATTCTGTTTGTTGCTATACCTTGTATTGCAGTAGATAGATCCGAAGCATCTACATAACTACTATCAACAAATACAAACTGATTAGTTCGTTCGTCCCATAATATAGAAACGTCGGGCAATGTGCCTCTTTCTATAGAGATACCAGCAGTAGATCCTAAAGTTTTAACACCGTCCAACTGTTCATTTTGATTTAGAACAATAATGTTGTCTTTAATAGCTAGATTTTCTGACTCTATAATTGTGGTTTTGCCTTGTATATCTAAATCGCCAACAATGACTACCTTACCTTGATTTCCTAAAAAATTAGTATCAAAGGTAATTGTACCAGGATTACCCGGAGAACCCACCACAAGTTTGTAATTACTATCTTGTACTCTAACTATTTTTGACATTATACATTCCCTTATACAAGGGGCCGCATAGACCCCTATAGTAAATTATATTAAGCAGCAACAGTTAATGTAACCGCATTAGAAGTTACACTAGTAGCACCGGTTGCACTAACAATTACACGATATAGGTTACCGTCATCCGATGGTTGTAAACCAAGTAATAGTAAGTTATCGTTAGTAGATGCAGTATTACTCCATGTTGCGCCAGAGTCAGTTGAAACTTGCCATAGATAAGTTAGTGTAGCACCTTCTGTTACGTTAGCAACGACCGCAAATACAGCTTCTCCATCAGCTGCGGTTTGATCAGTTGGCTGCGATGTAATCGTAATGAACGGGGAAACACTGGTTTCAACTTCATCCATTTCTGCCTTTCCATCTGTAATACTACCATCGAATGTCCAAGCATAGCTTACACCGCCGGCGACAACTCTATGTGCAGCAATCTTAGTAACTCTTCGAACAACGCCGTCATCAGTTTGTACACTGATAGACATCTCGTTAGCTGCTAACGAACCATCTGCTTTATCTACTAAGAAACAATCACCTGTGTTAGCACCAACTGTTACTTTAAATTTTCTGGTACCTCGTTGACTTACAATTCTGCCGTCGCCTTCTGCATTGGCACCGATTTTTGCACGAACTTTGATCTGATTACCTGCGCCAGATCCGAAATATCTCTTGTTTAGTGGACGTCCCATTTGTTTGATTCCTTATAAATAGTATTATGGATGTGGGTTCTATCCACTACGGTGTGGGGCACCGTAAGCTATTATCTGTTAAATAGCATCCATTACTATTATTTATGTATATTAAGATGAATACTCCTTACACTTACCTAATCGGATGGTCAGATTTAAATCGTTGGTATTACGGCGTTCGATATTCTAAGAATTGCCATCCAACTGACTTGTGGAATCCGTATAAGACATCAAGTAAGATAGTATTAAAATTTATTAAAGATCACGGAGAGCCCGATATTCGAATTGTTCGTCGTACATTTAACAGCGTTAACGAAGCAAGAGTATGGGAGCATAGAGTTCTATTAAAATTAAACGTCATTAATAAAGAGAAATGGTTGAACGGACATAATACTATTGCGTTTGATATTACATTAGTTCCAAAAGGAGATCAACACTGGACTAGAAAGAATCCCGAAAAGTGGGCTAAAATTCAAAAATTTAGAAAATACCAAAAAGGGGAAATGCATTGGACTAATCAAAAAACTGCATCGGCGCAACAGCATCGAACGCGAATGAATAGCGAAATGAATCCTAATAATTTTTTACACAACAAGATTTTAAGAAGTGAAAAGTTAAAAATCGATAATCCTGTTAATTTACCAGGAGTTAAAAATAAAATTAAAGAAACATTAACAGGATATAAGCATCCTCGTAAAATATGCGAGCACTGCGGTAAAGATGTAGCTGATTCGATTTATACAAGATGGCACGGAACTAAATGTAAAAATTTAGGTTGACGTTTTAGGTCTACGCTGCGGGGTTACAGCATAAGTCTCGTGTTAAACGAGCACTCAGTTATAGACATATGTATTTATCATATAAAGAAAAAGGCTTCCGAAGAAGCCTTTTATTGGGGGTGTTACTCAGTTAATTAACTAAACTTGACTGCGCCAGAAGCGATAGCAACCTTACCTAAGTAATCTGCGGCATTTCCTACGGAAACTTTATAGTGGTAATTGAGAACTAAGTTCTAGTATTCGATCTTTCATTTCAATTAGTTCGTTGTTTGTTTTTTCAATATCTGGATCATTTTTATCAGGATAATTGATATTTAAAATACTATCGATTACAGAAATAAATTCCTCAACGTTATTTAAAATCATTGCAGATCTAGAAGGAGATCTTAATCTTATCAAAATATTTAAAGATTTTTCAAGTATATCATATGTATGTTTTACAGAATCAATATCTACTCCGCGCATGTTAGACCATAATAAATTCTTATCAGTTATTTCAAATATTCTCACCAAGAGATCTCCTATGCTCTAATTCTTTGATTAGATCCGTTAAATCAGATTCTGCTTGATGACGCAAATCATTAATTTTTTTGTTTATTTCTCTAATTTTGTTAATTGTATCTTCAGATAAATTTTTATTTTCCATAATTATTCCGTTTTAAGTTTACAATTATCCCCGTGCCATCTAGCATATCCATTAACTGCAACTAACTGATTGCAATGAGGGCACTGCTTCTTTTCTCGTTTCATATTTAAAGCCCGCTGTGTTTCTGCTCGACGCACAACTACTTCCGGATCTTGTTTTCGCCCAGACAATGATTCACTTATCTTTTTCTTTGTATCTTCTGATACATTAATCCCAAATCTATTATTATTTTCTCCTTGTTTAGAAGCAGATAACTTTCCTCTCCATTCTTTAGAAAAAGGCTTGCGTTTTTTTCCTAATTTACTGGCAGATATCTTCGCTCTTGCCTCTAGTTGTTTAGCACCGTTATTTTCACCGGTAACTGCTGCTCGTTGTCTTTCTGTTCCTTCTGCACTACGGTAAAATTTGTCTCCGTACATAGGATTTTTCTCGCCAGAGTATCGTTCACTTTGTAACATAGAGTATTCTTCTTTCAAATTTTCATATACTCTAGCTGTAACTTTTGTTTTATATCGTTGTTGGCGGGAATTTTCTGCTTGCATCATTCTAAATGCGTTAATCATTTTCCAGTGTGCTTCACCGGTAGGGTATATTTTTGTTAATAACCAATGGCATATAAAATGTTCGCGGGCAGTTAAATCAGTTAAATTTTCAATGGAATCATCGCCGCCTAGACTTTTTGGCAGTATGTGATGTTTTTCTGTATAACCATCTCTAAGTGCTTTTCCTACAGTTGTAATAGCTACATACCATTTTTTGTATTTGTTCATAACTTTATTTATATTCGATAACTCAACATAATACATTAAAAATAAAATTAAGTCAAGAAAAAACCCGCCGAAGCGGGTTTTTGATATATTAAATGCTCAATTAAGAGAACTTAACAGCACCAGAAGCAATAGCAACCTTACCTAAGTAATCTGCAGCGTTACCTAGAGAGCTAGCAGTATTACTCAATTCCACGTAGCCATATCTCGTCATAAAGCTTACGACTGGTTCGAATGTAGACGGATCTAGAACAACACCAGAGCTCATTAGAGGAACATATGGGCAATAGAATGCAGCAGCGTCTGCTTCGCTGGAACCCTTATATCCAACTAGGATATCAGCGTTATCAGCAGCATATGTGTTAACATAGATCTTCATTGCGTTGTTTAGTGTACCAACGAACTTGGTGTTTGTTGGAGCTTCAAAAGTACCTTCTGTAGTACGAGCAAATGCACTAGTAGTAGCAGATTGTAGAATTGTTAAAGCTAGTGGGCTAACAACTGCCCAGTTACCTGCGCCACGACGTGTACGCTGAGCGATTAAGTTAGCAACACGGTTGATCTGAACAGCTAAAGCAGCGTGCTCGTCACCAACGAAAGTAGCAGTACCGCTAACAGCAGACTGGTCATAAGTCTGTAGAGCAGCACCTGCTAGGTTGTTTAAAGAACCTAGAACTTCTTGATCGATTTCAGCAGTAATTTCTTGTGCTAGAGCAGCCATGATTTCTGCTTCGATATCGATACCTTGTTGAGCTTGTGCATCTTGTGCAGCTTCGAAAGTCCAACGTGCGCTTAGTTTGCGTGTCTTGGCTTCGACGGTCTGCTTTAAGATTTGAATGCTCATTCTGTTACCAGCAGTACCTTCTAACGCAGCAGTATTAGCAGCCTTAGCAGCATTTGCATTTTGGTTACCAGAATAAGCTTCAGCAATCTTGAATGGGCTGAATGCTTCTTCACCAGCTACAACGCCAGCGCCAGTGCTTGTATCACTGTAGCGAACACGTAGAGTATGAATTTGGCCAACTGGACCAGTTAGAGGCTGAACACCAACTAGTTCGTTAGCAATAACGGTTGGCATAACGCGACGAATAACCGGTAGAATAACACGGTTTAGTGTTGCAACGTTACCAGCAGAAGTAGCGCCAGCTGTAGCACTTTCTGCAAGATACTTGCGTGTATTTTCTAATGTTACAGCCATTGTGGATTTACGGGTGCCGCGTAGGCCTTCTAATAGGGCTTCCTTGGTCTCGTTCCAACGGCCAGTGAGTAGTTCTGACATGTATATCTCCTTGAATTATAATCCAGCTAAACGACGAATTGCAATAATGTTTGTGTCGTTTTCGCTACTACTTATGCTGTTAGGAATTTTATTTCCTGTTACTTCTTTTGCCTCTACTAGCGCCTTACGTGTGTTAGGAGCAGCTTTACCGGCAACTACCGCTGGCAAGTATTTTTCAAAACTTGCACGTAGCTTAGTAGTTTGAACGCTTTCTAGTAATTCATTCATAATTACCTTTTGCTCACGAGCCAAAGGTGCTAATAATTCATTCATTACTTCTTGACGTTCTTTGCTCTCCATTAGAGCCTTAATTTTTTGTTCTTTGCTTTCTAAGAGTCGTTTCGTTGCATTGGCTTCTTTACGTGCTTCGGCAACTGCGGATTCTTTCAGGTTTATAACCTTGAGCAATTTACTAATTTCTGATTTTTCGCTTAGATAACTTGTTTGGTACTCGCTTGCAAAAGCTTCAAACAATTTACGTCCGAAGTCGTTACGACGTGCTGCCTCGATATCTTCACGTAGTTGACTCATCTCTTTAGCTAGAGTTTGTTCAACTGCGCCTTCGACTACGACTGCTGCTCTCTTGATAAACTGATCTTTTACTTTAGCAAATGCTTCGCGACCCTCACGAATTAAACGAACCTTTGTTTCTGCAAGTTCTTGTTTATCTGTGTGGAACTCTGCAATTTCCTGTGCTAGAGCTTCTACTACAAACTGTTCAAGTTTAAAAAACTTGTCAGTCATTTGCTTTTGATCTTCATGCAATTCTTTTACTTCGGATGCTAGTTGCTTGACAACAAAATGCTTCATTGTTTCTGCGACGCGCTTGCCTTCCATTACAACCTTAGCTTTTGCTTCGGCTAATTGCATACGATCTTCAACAAATTGAGCAATTTCTTCACGTAGTTGGTCACCCAACATACGATCTACAGCCTCGACCATGATACTTTTATCATGTTCGTAGCGCTGTGCAAATTCCTCACGTAGCTGTTGAGTTACTTGGGTACGATTCTCAGTGATTCGCTTTTCCCAAGCAGACTCAATTTCTGCTTTAACTTGTTCAGAAATCACATTGTTTTCAAACAGGCTTTTTAATGCTTCCAACATGTGTTTCTCCTCGTTATTGGAGTCCGCCTATTATGCGTAATAGGCTTTCTTTAATATATGTTTGCGCCTTAGGATCGCCCTGCACCTCCTTCGCTATACGAAGGCTACTATATCCCCCACGAGTATTCATGAGGTGTTCGTAAATCGGTGTAGGATACGCTCCTGGAGCACTTGGTTGAGCTACCACATCAACTGTGATAATTTCAAAATCTGATACTTCACCGGAACCGTCTTCTTTGACGTTCCCGGATCCGCGACTACTGACTCCTAACTTAACCCCACTGGTCAACATAGCTTTAACTAGTTCTCCCATTGGGGTAGGTAGGATTTTTAATTTTCCATAACCGTCTGTGCCATCCATCCACATTTCTGTAATCATATGACTTACACGGTCAAGGTTAATTCTTAGGTCATCTGGATGATCAACTTCGCCTAAAACTGAATAGCCACCTGCGATTTGATCGTTCAGGGTCTTGACAGCCCTAGCAATCTCTCTTGCAGGATAAACACGCTGATTTTGATTCCGCTTGTCACCTTGGATAAAGATACCTTTCATATAAAGGTTCTTACCACCAGTGCCCTCATCGGATTCAACGACCACTTTCGCCTGGTCGAAACTCAGATTTTCACGAAGATAATTCATCGTCATACCTTCTTACTTTGCTCTTTTCGGAGCACCATTGATAGGGCTACCTGCGCTCTTGTCGCCGTTGTCTCCACTACCTTTTCTTTCAGCACCGTGTCCTGGTTCTTTTTTCTTGAATGCTGTTTTACCAGCTTTTCCGCCAGGAACATTAATGTTGCCGAAATTTTCTTCTTTAGCAGTTGGCTTTAGTAGACCGCTTTGTACGCCCTTACCGCCAGCTTCGCCGCCCTTCACGATATTGGCAGTTGTACCGCCCATGTCGTTCTTCATGTTATCAATAACGCTCTTTACATTATCACCGTTGTCGCCAGAAGATTTCTTTTCAGCACCGTGGCCGCCGCTGACTTTTTCAATGTACTCACGCATAAATGCTGTGGCATCGAAACTGTCTTTGATTTCTTCTTCCTCTTCCTCTTCTTCTTCGCCTTCTTCGTCGCCCATGTCCATTTCGTCATCAGCTTCGTCGTCTGCTTCGCCCTCTTCGCCACCGAAGTCCATGCCTTCAGGTTCTTCTTCGCCTTCTTCGTCGCCCATCATTTGCTCAAATTCGGCACGTAGGTCATCTAATGCGTCTTCTAGATCCATAACACGATCTTCTAGATCGCCTTCTCCTTCAGCACCATCCATGTCCATATCGGAATCCATGTCAGAATCCATATCGGAATCTGCATCGATGTCGCCCATGAAGTCATCTGTAGCATCTCCGCCGACTTCACCGTCGTCTTCGCTACCGAATGGATCGGCGCCCATTTCGTCATCTTCGTCTTCAGTTTCACGGAAGGTAACTTCCATACCCTCGTCAACTTCTTCATCGTCATCTAGCTCTTCGGCTAAGATGGATTCATATATTTCGCGTGACTTTTCAACTACTAGTTGGTGAAATACTTCACGCGCTTTATCTTGTTCTTCACTAATTAAATACTCGAGCATCTGCTCGAACTTGCTTCGGTCAGTCATTGTTTATTCTCCTTTAAGGTTGTAAGGCTGTCAAATATATTTACATATAATTGTAAATTCTATACGGAAATAGTGATTTTTTGAATGTTTTTATTTACATCGCCGGCTGAGCAGGTGGTTTATACATTTGTTCAATGAATTCTAATTCTTTTTCCTGCTCTAAAATATGTTGTTCAGATGCTTGCCGTAGCTGTTTGATCTGTTCTAATGTTAGGCGAGTTTTGCGTGTATCTTTACGCTTTATCGGCATGAGAGAGTCTCGGCTACCGTCGTAACGCATGTCGTTAGACACCGAACGGGTGTCTTGATCCATATAAAATAGTTCTCTCAATATCATATTATTATTTATACAATTGGGGGAGTTGTTCCCGGTACTGGTGCAGCTGCACCCTGAGGTGCACCGCCAGGAGCTGGGCCTGCAGCAGAACCTGGTGGGAGAGGCATTCCAGGCGGAGCCATAGTATCAGTCATTGCGCCCATATCGTTTTCAATTCCTGCTTGGCTTACGCCTACACTTCGTAACTCGCCTGAGCTGTCTGTAACTGATGGATGACCTTTTCCATTTTCTTCAGCCCATAAACGTTCGTTTTCTGCAATCTCTTCTTCGCTTAACCCTAGATAGCGCTTAAGAGCAAACCTCTTACTAATATAAGTTTGTTGACTGATAGTGCCATAGGTATTAATACGCTGGTTGTCAAGTTCTGCTTGACGATAACTGGCAAAGTTTTGAGGAGGCTGAAACTTTAATTCAAATAATGAACTATCAATGTTTACTCCCCTACTGTATAGGTACAGTTTAAATTCTTGATCAAATTCATCTTGCATTAAACTTTGCAATCTCATGCAATAATTATTGAATCTAAGTTCTTGAATGTAAGCAGTACCAACTCGACCATCATTGTACTGAGATGCACTGTCATCTGCGCCTGTTGGTAGATAACTACTAGGAATACGTAAACCACGGAATAGTTTATTGGTAAAATATTTTAAATCATCAATTTCACCTAAATTAGTACCGCCTGGTAGTGTTTCAACCTTTGATCCTCGACCCTCTGCTGTAGTTGGAAAGAAGTAGTCTTCGTTAATGCTTAGTGGATTGTACGCACTGTCAATCACGTTTTGTCCGCCGCCTGTAGCACTAGGTATGCGGCGTTGATGTATTTCATTTTTAACACGTTCAACAAACCCCATAGCCAAGTGGCTGGGCATGTTACCAACATCAATGTAGAAAATTCGACGTTCCGGAGCACGTTGTATACGATATATTAATATCGCATCTTCTAATAGTTCTTTTTGCTTGAAAACTTTAAAAATATTTTCCAACAGACTATTACCAAATGGATAGTTATTATCTAAGCCCTCGCTTAAACTTAAATGTATTACATGTTCCGAATTAATAGCTAACTCAGTTTCCCCGGTGCTGAATCTAGTACCAATGTTACCACCGTATGCACTTCCTGTTGCACTGGTTGCACTGGCTCCACCAGGACCTGCAAAGTTTGTTCCACGTTGATTGGTGTTTAGATAGCTAGGATTTATCTGTGTAACTGATAAGTCAACAAGATTGGGGTTTAAATCTCGTATAACATATTGCTCAGGTTCTTTGCCTTCACTTTCGTTTACGATAACCTTAACAATTTTTGCAGGATCAATGTGCATCCATTTATATGTTTCCGGGTCTCTTACAAAGAAACAATCTCCGTATTTGAATACATTACGTACAATACGGAAAATACGAGTCTCAAATTTTTGTAATTTGCACCATTGTTGTAGATATTCCCTAAGAATACTGACTTCACTATTAGTAGCTTTGCTTTTAAAGTAAAGGCTAAATGGTGTTTCGTTTTCTCTATTTTTTTGGCTACAAAATTCTGCAATGATATCCAATGCCGCGTTTACTTCGCTATCCATATCCATAGTATCATACTGCTGATATCGTTCAACACGGTTAGGTGCACCAGTGTAAACATCAGGAAGGAAACTAGAATAGTTTTTTCTAGCTGGACCAGGGTTACTAGTGGAAGTCAACGGACTAAAACTACTAGGGTTAGTATTAACTTCTACGGGGGTAAAAAACTTTTTCCAAGACATATTATGGTGTTACTCTATCATATATATTTGACGAACCAGATGATCTAGTTGTCTTAATTTGTTTGTTCAGTAATTCTGATTGCTGTGTAATCAGCTGACTCATTTGTGTATTTAATCTATTTAAACTACCCACAACGTCATCAAGAGTAGCTGGCTTTTTATGTGCTGCAGCATTTTCAGCGGGTTTGGTAGTGGCAGCTGTAGGCGGTGGGGTTTTTGCCTTTGCAGCTTCTGCTTGTGCAGCTTCTTTTTCTTTCTCTGCTTTAGCTTTGTCTTCAGCTACTTTATTTAATGCACCTTTTGCATCTGCAGATGCGGCTGGTGGTTCTTTGGGGGCTGTCTTTAATTCAGAAGCAACCCCCTTCATTCCAGGCAATTGATAGATACTGTTTAAATCTACTTTTCCTTCTTTGTTAACTGCCTTGGCACGTAATTTTTCGGAATCTAATATTCTATTTTTGTTTACAGCAGATTCTTTAGCAGTAGCTGACGATTCTTGTTTAGAATTGCTTGTTACATCAGCAACAGTCTGAACATCTAGTTTTGCCTGCTCTATTTTTTCCGAAGCTGCTTCTACAATTTGCGTTGTAGCATCTATATTTTTCTTTTTAGCTTCAATTGCTTTATTGATCGTTTCTAGATCTTCTTCATGATACTTTTTAGATTCTTCTAATGCCGTTTTTTCTTGCTTATAACCCTCTAGCTTAAATTCTAGTTGTTTCTTTTGATTAGCAGTACTAGCGTTTTGTATTTCCGCTTTTACTGATTCTATTCTATCATCTGCTGCTTTTAACTTCTCAATATCAAGCGTGAGTTGTTGTTTTGTACTTTCTTCTTTGTACTTTATTGTTTCGTCATCTTGCTTTAACAGATAGTTAAAGTAATTTTTCTGACCTTGTGTTAATTTAGCTGTAAGCTCTTCCGTAGATAAAGTTAACTCTTTAGTCGGAACTGCATTGATTAATGCACTATTAGTTAGTTCTGCATTCTTTTGTACTTCTTTTGCAGCTTCAATTTGCGTGTTTTTAAGTTCTTCAGTTTTCTTACCTGTAATTTCTGCAATAATTGCCTGAGTATCAGCAGCCTGTTTTGCTGCAGTTAATTCTGCATTCTTAACCTTAGATAAGTTGCTGGATGCCGATAATTGTTCGGATAGCCTCTTGTACTCTTCATTATGTTCTAATTCAGCAAGCCGCCCTTCTTTTTCATAACGGTCTTCCATGATTTTCATGGCGTCAGCAGCACCTCGATTAGCAGTAACCGCAGCCTGGGATTCTTCTTTCAATGATTCTAAACGCTGTTTTGCAGCAGTCGAGCTCATCGACATCATTTCATCGTATATTTTCTTTTGACTGTCGTTGAGATTTATTTTTCCTAACTGCATTGATCGTTCAATAATCTTTGGATCAATTACACCGGTCTTTTGCACACGTTCTTTTTCTGCATCTACTTCAAAAGACCGTTTTAAATATTCTTCTTGACTGATACGTATGTTACCGTCCGGTATTTCTTTCGATTTCTTATTGGCTTCCACGTAATCTGCGGAGAAACTTTTTAATATAGTTTCTCCTTTTTTAGTGGTATCAATATAAAAGTTTTCAAATTTGGCACCACTTTTCTTAATCATATCGGAAATTGCGTTATCACTCATTCCTGCAACGTTTTTACCTATTAGATCCTTTGACAGTTCTGCTTGTTTTTGAGCCTCTCTTAATTCAGCCGCTTGAACTCTAGACATCTCCTGCGATGCGGTTTTCTTTTCTTTAATTGACTGCTGTGTAAGCTTTGAATTTTCTTTAATTTGATCTGAAGCTGCTTGTAAATCGTTAAACTTGGCGGTTCTTTCTTCATAAGAAACTTTTTTACTCTCTTCAGCGGCATCTTTTTTATAAGTTACTTCCCATTTAGTTCCAGCATCAATTACAGACTGTAACTTCTTAGATTCAACTTCGTACTTTTCTCTTGCAGCCTTAATAGCCGGATCAACTGCTTCGATATGCATTGGGGATACTTCTCGAATACCACTTTTTCTTAATGAACTGTTGACTTGTTCTAATGTTTCGCTTTTTAACTTTTCAAAATCACTATCTAATTTTTCTAATTGTGCCGCTGCCTTTTTTGCACTGTCGTTTTGTACAAGCTGAGTTGTTTTTTCTCCCTCTTCAGTTGTACTGGTGCTGGTAGATACTTTTACTGAACTAAAGGTAGTTTTAATATCTTTAGATACTCCACCTAAATCTAACTTCGGCACTGATGATTTTAAAGAATTAATTGCTGTTGCAGCGCCTTCAGACTGAATACCTAATGCTAAATTTTTAAGCTGATCTTCGGTAATAACCCCTTCTTTACCGTGCAGCATAGCCAGTGTGCCTTGTCCAAAATCTTCAATAAGTTTTCCTACAGTTCCAGCCGATCCAGTTTCACGAGTTGTCTTAACTTCTACTGTAGGTGTTTCTGGTTTAGTTTTATCTGATTCAATTGTTACTGGTATGGCTTTATCTGTTTGAAATGTTACAGGACTTGACCTAGTATCTGCAAATTGTGTTACAAGTTCTGTAACCACTTTGCTAACTTCATCTACCGCAATGTTAGATGCTTTAACTGCCGCAACCATTGCTGATCCCAGCGGACCACCGCTAGCCTGTTCTTGGCGTTCTTTAAATGCTAGCTCACCTTCACCTTCTTTTCTAGTGATAGGCTCGGGTTTTAACCCTTTTTGCGCAGCTTCAGCCATTTTTGCACCGAGACTTTTGCCAGGGCCTTCGATTGCAATTAATGTTTCTGATATAGTGCTGCCTACTTTGTTTAATGCACCGGCTATACTTTCTCCGCTAGCATTAATTGCAGTGATTGCTCCTGCGGCACCCGCCTTTAGTTCTTGTTGGACTTTTTCTGTAGCAAGTGCACCTTGTGTTACACCTGCTGTTTTTGTTTGGCTGGCTAAAATTCGTTCATTTGCAATTCGAATTGCTTCAGCCCTACCTGCTTCTGTTTTTAAGTTTAATGAGTTTTCTCGGGCAATAGATTCTAAAGAATCAACCATGGTTTGCGTAGCATCAAACATGCCTTTTAGGCTAGCTTCAATATCTGGACCTGCGGCTGCTCCCAACGTCATTAAACTTTGTATCTGTTCATTGTTTTGCAGTTTAATTGCTTCAGAAGTTGCTTTTGCTGCTGCCGCTTCCGCTGCGCCGAGGTCGCCGCTTCGTATTGCACCAAATTGTTCTTTCACCGCACCAACTTGCCTTTGAGCTAGTGCAGCTTGTGTGGCTCCAGTTTGGCTGGTCACAGTGCCCGTTGCAAATATTTCTTTGGCAGCTTGTCCAACGCCTTCATCCGTTGCTTTCTTTAAAGCTGCTGCGACGCTGGCTTTGTAAGTAGATATTTCAGCTTCACTCTTGCCTTCTGCTCGCATCTTGTTAGCTTCCATGCGAATCTTGGCTTGTACTTGCATGTCCACTTGACGAGCACGCATTTCTTCCATTTGAATCTCACGGCTTTTGCCCATGAGTTTGGAAGTTGCATCCATTTCAATTGCTAACTTATTAGCGGCCTGATATTCTCGCTTTTTATTTTCACCTTCTACTTGAGCAGAGCTGCGAACGTTACCCATATGAATAGCCATAACTTCGTTCATTTCTTTAGTAGTGTACGCAAGATTTCTCATTTGCGTATCCATCTTACTATCGAATAATCCTTGGCTAAACTTTGCAAATGCTTCGGCGCCGGCAGTTACGGACCCACCAAGTCCCGCCATTTGCTTACCATTTCGTATAATAACGTCACTAAACTCGTCTAAACTCACACGACTATTTGCCGCAGCCAGTGTCATACCCAGCAAATCGTTGCTAAATGTAGCACCATTTCTAGATAGTTCTCGCCAGGTGTTTAAACTGCCCTTTGCTGCATCAGTTAATAGAGAAATGCCTTCGGCAGCAGAACTCGCTGTATTTTTCAGCGAGTCCAAAGAAAGTCCTGAAGAAATTGTATTCGATGTAGCAGTATTGGCAGTACCTCCCCCTGAGCCCCAACCGCTACCCGATGTTTTACCTATTCCTCTACCCTTTAAAGCATTTTCAAACGCTGTAGTTAACGCGGCTATGTCATTTTTATCTAGTGCCATTATTATTTTCCAGGAAATGTAAGTATATAAATACGTTTAATATTTATCAGGAAGTTTTATGTTATCAAACCCATTACAAAAGTATTTTAGGCAACCCAAAATATACATTAGCTTGCCAAGCAAGGGGCTTTTCTATAAAGAAGGTGTCTTAACAGGAGACCCAAGTAATGTGCCAATTTTTTCCATGACCGGCATGGATGAAATCATAATGAAGACCCCAGATGCCTTATTCAATGGTGAAGCAACAGTTAAACTGATTGAAAGTTGCTGCCCTTATATTAAAAATGCTCGCGAACTTCCAAGTTTAGATGTAGATGCACTGTTAGTAGCAATTCGTATCGCTACATATGGCGACGAAATGACGGTTACTAGTACATGCAGGAACTGCGGGGAAGAAAATGAGTTTGGGGTCAAGTTACCCGTGATATTGGAGCAGTATCAAGACAAAGTTTTTGACAATTCTTTACAAATTGGGGAGTTGACTGTTAACTTGAGACCATTAAATTATAAGGAAATGACTGCATTTAATCAAGAAAACTTTAAACTGCAGAAAACTCTTAACCAACTTAAAGATGTTGAAGACCAGGAAACTAGACAAAAATACCTAGATCAAATATACCAAGGACTTGCAGAAATACAGGTTGACTTGTTTTTGACCAGCATTGAATCCATACAAACACCAACTGAAACGGTTACCGATCCCGAATTTATTAAAGAATGGCTGACCAATTCAGTTAAAGAAAGCTACCAACTAATCAAATCCAAGCTCGAAGCTAACAAAGACATGTGGCAGATACCCAGAATGGATATTAAATGTAGTGAGTGCGGTCACGAAGACAAGATTGAAGTTACATTGGATCAATCAAGTTTTTTCGGACAAGGCTAATTTCAATGTCGAGCTCTGACATTGAAAGACTAATAGCACACTACGACAAAGAAGCTCAGAGCATTAAAGAAGAAATATACCGAATCAGCTGGTATATGCGCGGCGGCGTGTCAAGCCTTGATTTACTGCATGTTTACTCTTATGAAGATCGCAAAATTATGTATTCTATCATAAAAGAAAATATTGAAGCTACGAAAAACGCAAAGATGCCGCTAATTTAATAATTATAATTCACACCCGGTTTAGGTTTTAAGCCGGTTGTGGGATCAGGTACATTACTGGCAACTGCCTGTTTAGATAACATTTGCTTGTAGCTGTTTCCAACACTTTGGAACCCATCCTTATCAGTAACCTGCACACCACCAATGTAAAGAATATTTGGGTTTGCATTATCTTTTTCAAGTCTAAGAGTATAGGGAATCTTAGACGCCATTGCCTGTTGAATGCGATTTGGAGTTGCTGCTTTATCTGTAGCAATTGTGGATCTCATTGCTCCAGTGACTCCGGTTGCATCGAGTCCGACTCGTTTGCTGACTTCTTCAATTGCTTGGTAAAGTTTTTCTATACCCCAGGAGACGGTTGCACCGGTACCGCCAGTTATCATGCGAACTATGTTGTTGGACAAGAATTCTTGACCTGCCTGTGTGTGTAACAGTATAGGCCAGGCAGCTGCGCCGATTGTTGCTAGTTTAGATAGTCCAGCAGCCGGTATTGACAGCAATCCGCCTACCACGGAGCCGCCTTTGACCGAACCAAATAAGGAAGTTAAGGTTTTAATAGCAGCCGCGCCAGTTAATGCGCCTAAAATCCCTGCAATGCTTAATGTTAGTTCTCCTAGTAACCGGGTTCGTTGCCTGTCAGCTAATCCAACAAGCTCCGATTGGCTAGCGTTACCAAATAACTCGGTGGTAGTATCTCCTGATTTGGCAGCTTCATATTGATCTTCCAGGTCTTCCAATTTATAAAAATATGTAGCGACAACTGACGCTAATCCTGCAGTCACTAAAACATTTTTAACGTTTGATGCGATCTTAGCATATCTAGCATCAGCTAATTTTTTAAGTCTAGAGAGACGAGCCGGGTTAGCAGCAGCTGTTCCTGCTCTAGCTCTGGATAAAATCTGAAGCCTTGCTTTGTTAGCTGCACTGAGTAGCCAAGAATCTGGAATAAGTTTTCTGATTGCGGATTTTGTGAAGTTACCGGCACCAGGAACAGATAACATGATTAGATCTAAAAATACATCTTTCCAATCTTCATCGGACATGCTTGCAAGATCGTAATTGTTTTTTTCTAAAATCTTATAGATGTCTATCACTGATATAGTAGTTAAAAATAAACTAACAGCACCCACTACTCCAGCCCATGTAAGACCACCTATTATAGGAATAGCAGCAGGTCCTATTTCATCTAATCTTTCTTCTCGTACTATCTCATAAACTTTCATATAAATCCTAAGCTTTAATCTATTTATTAAAGAAGAACTTACGTTCTTCTGCTGTTCACTAGCGTTCACAGCTATTTTTCTTTTCTTTAATATTATTTACAGCAGCAAGCAGAGCATTTAATAATATACTCATCTAGATTAATCAGCCACACTTAGCCCTGGCGGGCTAAGAAATGTTTGGGGTTCTCATCTGAGTCGCACAACCACACAGCGTTAGGACTATAATTGACTATAATTGCATATAATCTATTGCGCAGGCGGTTGACCGGTACCTGCTCATCCTGTCTTGTTTCAACGGCACGCTATATAATAAACACTGTCTTATTGTATAACGCTGTAGGAGCGTGTTAAGCCCTACATCCTTTAGCCTTGGGAGTAAAAAAGTTCTTCAAATAGCGAAATTGGTTGTATGGGAAGGCATGTCCAATCATCGTCCTGTTAAGGATAGTCGCTAAGTACCTCATGCAGCTAGAGGATTTCCGGTCCAGGTATATTCTTACCCTTTGCTTATTGTTCGTACACCCGAAATTAGCCGGTGCTAGCTATTACTGCTGTTTGCCTATACTACGCTTTTCCTCTTGCGTAGTTATGATGCCTAATTTTTGCCTTTTATTCAACTGTAATGCCTGAGTTTAAATTTTGATATTTCTTCGAGTTAGTTCTATTCTAAACATTGTTGCAGTTGCCTGATCTCTCCAATTGACTGCTGCCCACTTCAAATAATCATCTGGAATGTCCTTTAGATACACCCCTTTAAACTTTCCCCAGGGCATTCTAGTATAGGCGTATTCTTTGTAATACTGTCTCATACTGAAATCCTAATGTGTAGTATTTAACTACGCATATAATCAAGGGCTGCAGAAGTGAATCTAAAATAAAATGCAGATCTTGGTTAAGATATTGCTATTATACTAACTTAGAAGAGTGTTTGTCAAGTTGGAAATTTTGCCAAAAACGTGATTTTTATGAACTCTCACCTGAACATGTCCGTTATAGTATTCGTCAGACTCGAGCACGCGTCGGTCAAACTGCTCTCGAGCTTCGAGATAGCTGCATTCTGATTTTGAACTGCAGTAGTAGAGAATTTCGCGTTTAAAATTCTCTGCGCCCTGTTCTTGGACGTCTTTAGATAACGCTTCGCTTGAACCATAGTATTCCTGCCAGTCGGAATCTATTTTGCTACGGATTTTCTTTTTCTTTTTGGTACCATTTTTAAGTTTTACAACTTTATAGGTAGTTTTGGAAAACAAAAATAATTTTTTTCCGATATACTTCTTATTATTTGTTAAATTTGTTATGATATAAACAAACCCGATGGAGCCAGGTGGTATATGCTCGACAATGTTATTATTATACATCCATGTCATAAATTTGATAGATAGTTTTGGACATCCTCTAGAGAAAATATTGAAATATTACCGTTATCGTACAAATACACTTTAGGTATATACCCCGCCTCTGCACATGCTTTCATTTTAGGTATTAATGTCTCGGATTTTATGGTATAGGTAGATTTAATCTCACATATTATATTTTCGGATAATATACTGCAATCTGGATAATATTTTCTAATTTTTCCCTGATAAATGTAATCAATTTTTGGAAGATTTTTCTTCTGAATAATTAAATCATCTTCTTGATATTCTCTCCAAAGCATCGGTATAACGAATCTTTCGTATCCTTGTACTTTAAATTCTTTACCCGATGGGGAAAATATTGAATATGTTTTATATCTGTTATTTTGTTGCTTCTCAAAAACTTCCGGTATGTGGAGTTGATGTTCTACTCCGTAGCGGTTGCGAAATGTCTCTTGCCGAACAAGCCTTCCTGCGGAAGTAGCCCATCCTTTGATAGTTTCTTTATCTCGATTTTTTGATCTACAAGTTCCTGAGCAGTACTGACGAAATCCCTTGTATAAACTTACAAATTTTACAGGCTTTTTACAGTTTAAACATGTTTTTTTAGAAAAATCTAAATTAAGAATTCGCCATTTTGTTTCCGTTAGTGAATTGTCATTAAATGGTATGTTTGTAGATTTTAATATTTCAATAAACTGCTGACAATAAGTTGTTTTATTTCCGAGTTTACTTATTAAGACTTGATTTACGGACCTCCGATTCAAGTCTTTTAGTAAAGATTGTGCAAGATTGATATTCATATAGTCAACACAGTTTTCGGGTAATGATTCAATTAAGATGTTATTATGATACCAGCACATAAACTTAATTATGTGCTGCTATTATTTTTACCTACGGTTTTGAGTTACTATGCCTGCGCACTAATTCTCTAAAAAACTCCTTACCAATTACAAGATCTTCTTTTAGAAACTTATCGCCTCGTGCATTATGCACTTCTTTCCATCTTAGGTAAGCAATATCTATGATGTTTCGAAGTGCTTTACGAGTGCGCCTTGCAGCTGCATCATGATGCTTTTGCTCCCATTTAGCATTATGTTTAATATATTCATTGAACGCATCAATCAATTTTCTATGTAACTCTAATTCTTCTGGTGTCATTCTGTAACCTCTAAGTCATTTGAATATGTTGTAAATCCATTTTCTTTGATAACTTTGAGCACGTTGTTAACTCTTCCTACTAATTCATCTTTATGACTGATCAAGTATACATTTTTATTGCGCTCTCGAGCCATTCTTTTTAAAACACTGAGTGCATTTTCAACGCCGTTTGCATCAAGTCCATTATCAATAAGTTCGTCAATAAACAACAGGTTAACATTTTGATATAAGCTTTCCCAAACATCCCTGAATGCCCAGCTAAGACCCAGTATTAGCCTGTTTCTTTCTCCTCTACTGAGGTTATCAAAGTCTAAATCTTGACCCAGTTGCGTAATTTCCACAGTTAAATCGTTTTTAAACAATACCTGGTGAGGCAACCCCATTTTATCAAGATAGTAAGTTAGTCTATTATTTAAATAGGATAGATTTTGGTCTATGATCTTTTTTCTAATAAAGCTATCTTTGTTAGTCAACAGTTTAAGTAGGAATTCTTGGTGGTCCTTTAAACTGTTTAATTGATTAATTGTGTCCCAGTTTATTTCTTGTAATGCTGTTCGTTGTAACTCTTCGATTTGCTCTTGGTAAGGATCCTGTTCGCTCGCCTTAGCCACCAGCGCACCTTCAAGCGTAGCCAAATTGTTCTGATGACGTAGTGCCTCCTCCACAGTTTCGTAAAATACCTTAGGTCTACCATTAATGTCTCCAATTTTTTCTAATTCTTCAACAACTTTTACTAAATCTGCGCTTACCTTGCTTAGGTACAAGCACGCTTCTTCTAAATTTTTAAGAGCTTTTGCTTGCATTTCCTCATGTTTATGGTCATGAATTTCTTGTTCACAAGCAGGGCAGCGGTTGCTTTCTAATTGTTCAATTTCTTTATCGTACTTTTTAACAGTTTTTTCTGCTTGTATAACGGCACTTTCTAAAGTAGCACGCTCTTTACCTAGGCTTTTGATTTTTGCTGATAGCTCATCGTAGACTTTTAATTTTGCATGTTGTTCAAGCTCTTTTTCAATGTCTACCTCTTGTAATTCAGCAATACTGTAGGCTATTTTTTCTAAATCCTTGTCTTTTTGATTATTCCATGCACTCTGTTTGGTGCGCAAGCTATCGATGCTTAATCCAATTTTTTCGTTAGACCTTTTAGTTGCTTCGATATTACTAGTTTCTTGAACAAGTGCATCTTTAGTTTTTCGAACTTCTTCTTTTAATGATTCTGCCTTTTCACTGAGCATTGTAATACCTAGTAGCTGCTCAATTATTTCTCTTTGATCGTTTGCACGCATACTTAGGAATGGTTCAGTGTAAGTATTGAGTGCAACAATGTGTTTGAACATATCGTGACTCATCCCCAACAGTTGATCAATGTCTTTCTGAGTTTCTCGCATATCTCCTTGACTTTCATCAGCGGCAATGGATTGCTCTTGGTCATTGATATAAAATTTCATAATGCTAGGCTTTCGCCCGCGCTCGATTCGATAGCTAGTTCCATTCTTATCAAATGTCAAGGTAACTAACATATTTTTATTGTTGATTTTATTAATCAAATTGTCTTTTTTAATGTTGGTTAATGCATTACCGAACAGTGCAAAACTCAATGCATTGACAATTGTAGTTTTTCCGGTTCCGTTTCTGCTACCGCTATCGTCTCCGCCTTGATCTAGATTCTCACCTAACACAAGAGTTAGTAGCTCTTTTTCAAAATTAACTGCTTGAGAGACATTGCCCACGGACATGAAGTTTTTCACTGTTAAAGTTTTTAATTTGATGCTCATAAATTTCTATAGATTTCAAGTAAAACGTTTGTATCGTACGATTCGCTTTCGATATTAACTAATTGATTGCTAACAATTTGATCAACACTTTCAAATGCTTGAACATCAATGCTAGTATTAATTTCTACCTCTTTTTTCTCGGGTATTAGAGTTAATTCTCTAATGTCATAATCGCTAATAAACTTTTCTTTAATAAAGCTTGCTTCCTCGTAACTAATGTCAATATCTAGTGCTACTCTAAGATGCATTTTAGTTTTTAGAATATTATCTGCATCGTCGATTAGTTGGCTTAGTTTGAGGGTTCGAAACTTAGGAGCATTATCCCAGTTTTTATAAACTGGTTGACCACCCCACTCAAGTATCATCATACCACGTTCGTCATCCCAAGCATCGGCGTAATTGTGAGGGAACGCATTTCCGATGTAATGCATGTTATTTCGTGACTGCCGTTTGTGAAAATGCCCACTAAATCCAAGTTCATATCCATCAAACTGTGCAAGTTGAATTTCACCATGATCTGGCATTTGCACCATTGCGTTCATAAAAAAGCTAGGCAGCTCAAAGTGTCCAAAAATGTACTTGGCTGGCTTTTTACCCACTGTTTTCCATTCTTCACCAACTAGCCAAGGACACATGGTAACATTTCCCACGGTCATTGGCTTATGAACTATAGTAATACCAGGGATGTATTTCCCAAATTCTGCGCTATGAATATCTCTCTTGTCTCTGTAGTAGAGGTCATGATTTCCTGGAAAGAAGAAAAACTGGTCAAATGCTTGTCCTAGTTTTTCAAGAGCCCTGAGGCTGTAATCCATGGTAACAATGTTTAATGTATTTCGATTATTATGCCAGTCACCTAGGAAAATGCCGGTATCGCATCCTTCTTTTTTAGCTTCGTCTATGAACCAATCAATAAAATCTTCGCAATCTTGATTGTGTACCACACTGTTTGATTTAAGGCCGAAATGAATATCAGTCATCGCAGCAACTTTTTTAAATAAATTACTCATTCGCTTCCGCCTTCTTCAAAACGACGCATTGCATTTGCATAATCTCCGTCGCTGGTTCTGGTGTAACTAGGATTCATTCCGTGTATTTCTAGTAAGTCATCCCG